TCAAAATAAAGACGTGGTAAAGTAATCGCAACTTTACGATTCACATCTGGATTTTGTTCTAGACGTGTAAGAAATTTTGATTTAGGTCCATATGCCAAGGGAACTTTTTCTTCTTCTAGAACAGTTGTTCCGTCAGAAGGATCAATTTTTTTCAGACTAATATTATTGAATAGAGTTCCAAATGCAACAATATTCTTGCGAATAATTTCGTTATAAAAATGTGACCCAAACATTAGATACTACCTGTAAAATTGCCAGCTTCACCAAATGGATTTCCTTCTGTCCAATCAATGATATTATCAGCAGAATCTTCAATGACTCTATTTTGATCGTATTCGCTGTTAGTGTTATTTAGAGTGTCGAACGTTCCTACAACCCAAACAGATCCCGAATCATTTCCTGTTATACTTTCGCCTGTTGCGAATGTTCCTGTTCTATTAATAACCTGAAGAACTCTTGTAGAATTATCCCAAGATTTAACTTCTGCAGTAACTCCGGTAGTTGCTCCGGTAACAGTCTCATTAATTGTGAAGTCTCCAGTACCACCAACACCCATAGTAAGCGCAATAGCAGAACTGAATAGCGTCTCGATCTCATCAATCTCAGCAATTCCTGTTGAGATATCATCGCTACCATACTCATAAATTTCGGCAGTCATTGTATAGTAATAGATCTTACCTAACTGATAAAAAGGATCTTCTCTTTCAACAAACTTAATTTCATAAAGATCTTTTGTCAGTGGGAAGTATAGTAGGTCGCCTTCATTGGGTCTACCATCTACAGTTAAAGTAGGATTATGCTCTGCTACTTCATTATCCCAACGTCTTTGAGATACAGAAAATTTTACTTCATCAGTAATTCTTAAACCAAATTTGCTAATAAATTCTGATGGTGATCCAAACCCTTCAACATTTTGGAGTATCATTTCAATTTGAAACTGCTCCAGATATTTGTTATAGACAATATCATCTAGAGTATTATCTTTTAACAAAGTTCTTGGCATATAGTAAATATCTGTTCCGAACAATTTAATTTGTTCGTCAACAAGATCTTGTAGCAACCCCTGTTCTCCAGTGGTGCCACTATAATAAGTTGGAAAGTAAGGACTAGTAGGCATCTTATCCGATTATATCCAGAGGTGGGAGTGAATAATCTGTCATCATTCTAGATTCTAATTCGCGCACTTCACGATCTCCATCTTCCCAGATTTGGCGTCCGTTTAAAGTAATACCACCAGGAAGTTGGACGTTGTTATATTTAATTAGATTCTGACCCCACTGCCTTTTCATTAAAGCAGTAGAGTATCTCTTAAGGAAACTATCATTAAAAACTTGAGTAAAGTCAGTTGGATCTAGATAACGATAGCACTCAATAATTAAATATTGATCTTCTACAATTCTAGATTTATCAATGTCGAGATATAATCTATCTTGTCTTTTATTAAATCTATATTGAATTAACGACCCAGTATTGATAACCATGTCAATGGTTTCAAAATGTTGCTTGATCATGTAATAGTTAGTCAGATCAAAGTTACCAAAACTAAATGCAGAACCTGATGAGAAAGAAAACAGGTCCATCAAATAGTATTGATTGCTCATACCAAAAAGATTGTTTCTTAAGAAATTTGAAGATACTCCAAAAACCTTTTGAATTCCTAGCACTAGTTCTGGAACTTCAATATAATTATTTCTATTTTCCCACGAGGATCCATCTGCAGACGTAGATGATGCATCCCCTTCATTAAATCGTGTTACCTCAGCCTCAGTAAATTTATGCTTGAGGAACATTTTTTCAATACCATCATAATGGTATTCATGATAATATTGTAGTGCTTGATCGATGATATCATCTTTCTGTGTATCATCCATGTTGATCTGCAGAACAGGCGCACCTAACTGTCGTTCGCAGTATGAAATTAGTTCTGCTTTAGTTGTTGGTGTAGCCATGCACCTAGATACAAAAATTCCCTACTTCTATTTAGGAAGCAGGGAATTAAGATTACTCTTCTGTGGTCTCGGTTGTCTCTGTATTTTCTTCTGGAGGATTTAGTAGATCCAGAGTTTCGATACCGCCAACTAATTTTAGTTTATATTCTCTTGCCTTTGCAAGATTTGCTTCAAGATCAACAATTTGTTTCTCTGTATTAGCAAGTTGTTCATCAAAGTTTTTTCTCAGTTGCTCCGTGTCCATGGTTAAAAATTACGATACGATAGTATTTATATGCAAAGTTGAATCGTGTTTACCGAACGTTCCTGTTGGGAAAATATTAAAGGCAATAGAATATCTGTTTCGATCGGAATTATTTTTAGTAACTCTATGGGATAGATCACTAGGAAATAAAACAACAGATCCTTTAACAACAGGTAGATACCATTTTTCAGAATTTAATATGTTATTATTTTTTACTGGTTGATAGAAATTACTAGGAACCTGTTTAGAAAATTCAATACTAGAATCTAATGTATCAGGGTAATACACACCACTAATCCAACTATTAGGATGTGTGTGTCTAGTACCACAAGTTCCCATGGGAGTTTTTGTTGCCCATGACGATACAATTTCGTAATTTATAGGTTCATAATGAAGTATATTATTAAAGTAAAAATTTACAAAATCTTTAATGTGGTATTCAAGCGAAGATAGTTTATCTAATACACTGAGACTATCAGAAATTTCAGATCCAATTACTTCTAAATTATCATTGTTTTCAGTTTTGTTATATTTTAGTGTTCGTAAACGATCTAAAATATGCTCATGATTTACTTCAATTTTTCCCGTAGCTACGGGAGCAGAAAACAGAGGTAGTACATCAATCTCCATTTACATTAAACAAAGTATCAATATCAGTAGTAGTTCCTTTGATTGTAATTACCGGTAGACCGGTAGAAGAATCTGCTAATGCAGCAACTTTATAAGAAAGACTAGTTTCAGATCCATCAATTTTTTTAATCGTTTCACATTGACTAATATCTTCATTTCTGGGAGCAGACAATCTAAGATCTTCTCTTTTTTCTTTAACCCAGTCTGAAGAAATTCCTGGACCAAATGGTTCTTCAGTTTCTATGTGTTCTAAAACATAAGCAAGAACATCTTTTTGTTCTGCAGATAAACCAGCAATATATGTTAAATCCATTTTTTAAGTTCTCTTAAATCTAATAATACAAATTCCAGGACCGCCTGGAGCGCCGATGATGGCAGATGAAGAACCATTATATCCTCCACCTCCTCCACCACCGCCAGTGTTAGTTTGACCTGCTTCTGCTTGTTCGCCTGTAGCAGCTCCATAACTAGCAGGTGCTAGAGTATTTCTACCACCTTTTCCGCCACCACCGGCACCACCCTCAGATCTTCTACGACCAGTACCTCTGGTTCCGCCTCCCCCACCACCGGCATATCCTACTTCAGTTCCTGTGATTGCATTGAAAATACCAGAACCACCAGGACCGCCTACATCTCTAGGTCTACCTCCACCAATTCCAGCACCACCTGCTCCACCACCACCGGCACCAGCATCACCATCACCCCAGTTTCCTCCAGGATATCCTTGAATACCTCTCCTATAGAAATTATCTCCGTCGTTACCCTGATTCGCAGTACAAGCTTGTAAAATTGTATTACTTGCCATAGCATTATTGGATGGTGCTGCGTAGACAGATCGTATTGACTGCACTACTTCAATTGGACCTGTATTATTTCCAATAGCATTACCACCTCTTCTGAAAATATTGGCAGATCCTCCACCACTTCCGCCATTTCCTCCGATACGATTAGGTGTAGAACCGCCATGACCACAACCTCCACCACCACCAACTGCTTCGTAACTTACATCCCCACCAACAAATGTAGATGGATTTCCAGCTCTTCCTTCTTGTTCTGAATTATTCCATCCGCGGCCGCCATCGCCACCAGCACCAATATTAATATTATATGAACCAGGTGGTAGATATAAACTTCTTCTGTAAATAACTCCTCCTGCTCCACCACCACCGCCAATTACACCACCGCCACCGCCGCCTCCAGCGATGAGTAGCATTTCTATACCACCATCTTGGTTTGACTGCGAGACATTCAGCGTTCCATCACCAGTAAATTTTAGAACCCTATAACCAGAAAAATCACCAGACAAATCAGTAGTAGTTACATTACCACTACCAGACATATCATAACTTGATTGTCCAAAACTTATCCAGTTAGATCCATCCCATACTTGAAGTTTACTTTCATCACTATTAAAAATAATAAATCCTATATCAACTCCAACAGGACGATTAGCAGTTGCATAGACAGCAAAATTACAATTCTGTGAAATATTTAAATCACCAACATTTAATTCAGACATATTTGTAGCGACTTTTTTCCTAGTTACTATTTATATTGTTACACATATCATATGCATGTTCAATATATGGACCATCTCTTCTGACATAATGAAAGAATATTTGATGATAATATGACTTATGATTACCTTTCATTGGTTCTCTCCAGTGTGGTCTCTCGCAACCTTTGTAAACAACTGCGTCACCAGGGTTAGTAATCAATGGTATATTAGTATCTTCTGGTGTTTTGAACCATATTGGCCAATTATAATCTAAATTATTTGAACAATGTAATGAGACACTAACTTCACATGCAGGTCTATCTACATGAACTTCTAAATCTTGACCTTTAAAATAAAATCTATCATAATAATATGTTGGATATAAAACTTCCCCAATAGTTTTTTCGAGTTGTGATTTTATAAAATACTGAATCTCTTTATATTTTGGGTGATTATAACGAGAGATACTTCCTTCTACTTGCTTCTCTAAAGGTTCTTGGATAACTGTTCCAGGTTTTACATAAGTATACTGACCTCTTTCCCAAGGAACTTCACTAAAAAGATATACTGGATCTACAAGATTTTTTAATACCAGAACTGACCAATCATTCCATTCCATAATTTATTTCCATTGAGGACCAGTAACCCAACCTACAAGAGATCTTCTTTCTCCACTGATAACTTTTTTTGCTCTGTGAGGTAATCTACTATCAAAAATAATAATAGTTCCTTTCTTTTTTGGGGCAAAGAAAGTTTTATTATAGTCCTCCATAAATTGAAACTCTCCTCCGGTATAATCTTCATGGGAAGATAACTGAACCACTACGGAAAGTTTTCTAATTTTTTTAGTTTTTGATTTAATAAAATCTTCTTCTGGATTTGCCAAACTAGGTGCATATTGATTTGCTACCCCATCGTCTTTATGCCAATTATAATATTGACCAGCTTCATATTTTGTATACTGAACACTACCGCCATCAAATTGCTCGATGTCATATCCAAAATTAGTATCATTAGCAAGATTAATATAGTGCCAAATTAATCCACACACCCAATGTGTGTGAGGAACCCACTGATTTTGACTATCTCTAACAGTGTAATCTGCGCCACTTTTTGTTAAAGAATCTACAAAGTTATCACTTAGTTCTAATGTCTTACATAAAGGATCTATAACTTCGTCAGGTAGTTGTGAGTGATACCACAAAGTTTCATACGCCATAATTAATTACTCTCATAACCATATTTATTCGACAAAAATGTGTTCAATGTTGGAGCAATGTATGCTGTAGAAGTCCACAAATGCTGTCTTCTATTAAAAATTAAACGTGCTCTATCTGCCAGTTTCTTATAATCAACATCATTATGATAGTTCCATGACAGAAGAGTTGAATCATCTACCATAGTGTAATGCATTCCAGTTGCGATATAAGATACACCACCTCCAGTAAATTGTTCTTTAAACATTTTATCATGTGCCAAGTTCTTGAAATCAGATTGCATTTGTGGAATATTATTAATACTTCCACGAATACAACTACGTTCAGTAACATTTCTCCAATATTCTGTATCTGTTCTGGAACTCAATTTGTAATGTAAAGAAACAAAAGTTGCAAAAACATCAAACATATCACGAGTCGCTAGATTATAAACATCACGATCAAATTGATTTACAAAAGGTTTAGATAAAGACTTGACTAGTTTTAATAAAAACTCATGTACTGTAAATAATCCATTACTTTCTAGTGGTTCAATAAATCCAGCAGCTAGTCCAATACCAACTACATTCTTTTTCCAAGTTTGTTCATGAATACCAATTCGCATTTCAATATCTTTGAACTCTAAATCATCTCTTCTAATGTGTTCTTGAAATTCTTTTAAAGCATCTTCTTTGCTGATAAATTCATCACTATAAACATAACCCGTACCTATTCTACTCCATAAAGGAATATTCCAAACCCAACCAGAAGATAATGCTGTAGAGTTTGTATATGGTTGAAGTTGTGTTTCTTTATCTGTGTAAGGAAGTTTAGTTGCCCATGCTCTATTGTTTGGAAGTATATCATTATACGATATAAATTTTTCTTCTAATGATTTTCCTAAAAGTAGACTCTTAAATCCTGTGCAATCAATATAGAGATCTGCTTCATGTTTTGTACCATCACTTAGTACTAAAGATTCTACCCCATCATCATTTACGTTAATGTGCTCTACATTAGATTGAATTAAATTTACATTTCTTGGAATACAATAGTTATGTTTTAACCATTGTCCAAACTTAACAGCATCTATATGATAAGCAGCATCCTTTTTAAAATTAAAATTATCTAAATCTCCACTCTCATTGGTATCAATTTTATTCATCTCTGCCAAAATAGTAGCAGGATTATAAGACCTAGCGAAATCTTGAACAGGAATTCCTGGATAAAATAATTTTACAAGTTGCCAATCATTAAAGTCTAGTTCTGTATCTTTGAAGAAAGGTTGTCCAAAAGGATAATGAAATCCTCCATCATTTTTAGAATAAAAATCTGTAAATTTAATACTAAGTTTATATGAAGCATCACAATCTTTCATGAAATCATCTTCATCAATATCTAAAAGATGCAACCAATGATTGATATGTCCTAGAGTACTTTCTCCAACTCCCACGATAGGATAATCAGGACTTTCTATAATATTAATAGTTCTATATGGAAAAAATCTACAAAGCGTAGCAGCAGTCATCCACCCTGCACTTCCACCACCAACAATTGTAATCGTATCAATTTGCTTCGACATTTTTATAAACCTTTATATTACATGAAATAGTAATTCTCTCTTTATCAGATTTTCCTACAGGAGGAACTTCGTGTTTAATATGACCTGGAAAAATAATATAATCATCTTCTTCTACATCAACTGCCCAAGTGTCTTGCATATAACTAAAGAAAGGATTTTTGTTATCGAAAGATTCGTAAAGATCTTTTTGTAAACATCTGGTTTGGTCTGCTGCTGTATATGGATTATTAAAATATGTTGGTGGATGATTTAATTTATCAAATTGTAGGAATAAAACAGAACTAAACGAATCTTTTCCATGACCATGACTAGTCAAATAATATCCTTCAGTGGATACTGTATAATTTGTAATTTGAAAAAAATAATTTACATCAGAAATTAGGGAAAGATATGACATAAATTCTCTAATCTTAGAATCCATACATTTTGTCAGTCCAGATTGTTCATAACTTACTGGTAAAAAATTACTATTAGATTCATCATTATTAGAATGATGCCAATTACTTTTAAATGATGTATTCATAACATCATCCCAAGTATTTCTTTTAGGATCTTTTTTAAAGTTATGAAGCATCTCATTTAAAATGAGATCTTTATCATAGTCCTGTTTAGTTATTTTTGTTTTCCAAACAGGACAAGAAAATATATTGTAAAAATCACTCATAGTTAAAAATAATGTTGCTTCTGAATTCAGAATCAGTACATGTCGTACTACAATGAGGTTTTGCTGGATTGAAAAATAATGCTCTGTTTGATATAGAACGAATGCTTATAGCATTCTCATCATCTTCTTTTAATAACGTTGACCCATCATTAGTATTTAGGTAGACTATACAACCTCTATGATCCCAAAGCATATCTGTATGCCAGTCATGGCGCACGATCTCAGTAGTTTTGGGAAATAAATTTAATTGAATTCTTAAAAATTTTTTAGTTTTAATTTTTCCTATAATAGGAGAAAGATGCTCGTAGTAATCACTGCATATTTCGTTAGCAGAGAAAAAATTATGGGTAAAATAAATCCCGTCATCTGAAGACGCCGATGCTACTCGGTGCTTCAAATACAACGGGAAATATGGATTGTTTATTGTTTGTTTAGTTAGTTGTTCAAACTCTTCACTATTGAGGAAATTTTCCTCTACATTGTAAAACATTTATTAGACTGTATGACGAATACGAACAATTCCAGGACCACCAGCACCACCTTGACCATTACCACCGCCATTATACCAGCCGCCACCGCCGCCTCCGCCAGTGTTGACTTGTCCTGGTTCACCCCAACCTTGTCCACCGCCACCTGCATATTGCGATGTTCTAGATCCACCACGACCACCGCCACCAGGAGCAGCAGGAGTTGTGATAGGAGCATTGGCATAGTTTTCGTGGGTTCCACCACCGCCACCACCACCAACAGTTAAACCATTAAATGTGACACCATCACCACCAACCCTTCCGTTACGAGTATTATTGGGGTTTGCACCACCGCCACCCCCACCAGTGTGAGTACCACTATGTGTACCTCCTGTTAGGTTGCCGCCATTATATCCAGGATTACCGAACGTTTGTCCGCCACCAGGAGCAACACCCTTTGTAGCAGTACCACCTTGTGCGTCAGGACCAGGACCTGTGCCACCACCACCAGATCCTCCATTAGTTCCTTGTTCGTTTGTAGTTCCAGCCCAACATCCAGCAGAACCACCACCATATGCTATATGTGTTCCGAATTGTGAATTGGATCCGTTATTTCCTTTAGGAGAAGGATATCCAGACAAAGGACAAACACCACCTGCTCCAACTTCAACTGTATAACTACCAGCAGTAATTGGATATGCGGAGTGATAGCATACACCGCCACCTCCTCCGCCGCCACCAATAATACCACCAGGTCCACCCCCAGCAGCAACTAAAACTTCCGCAGTTGCGCCTGAAGCAGCACCAACAACATTAAAGTTAAATTGACCAACACTAGAAAAAGTGTGAACTTTATATCCACCAGAAAATGTAATTTCTCCACCAGTAGCACTAATCAAACCAGAACCAGCACTACCAGCACTAATCCATTGACTTCCATCAGAAACTTGAATAGTTGATGATGTTGTATCGTAAATAGTTTTACCTGCTGCATGAGCAGGTCTTGTATCTGGTGAAGAACTATAAGAAGGTAGAGTCAATCCATTAGATAATGTAATAGTTCCTACATTTAAAGCAGACATAGTTAAAAATGATTGAGTTTCTTTTCTTTATCTATTTATCAAACAATGGACCAATTCCCAACAACATCAATTACAACGCCTGGATTAATTGTAATTGGTCCTACAGACATTGCATTAGTATTTGCGGGGATGGTTGTATTTTCAGAAAGAGTAGCTGCAGAGGTTTTAATAATACCCGCGCTATCAATCCACTGAGGTGAATCATTGATGTACATGACACCAGTAAGACCGAAGTGTCCATCATTTCCACCACCACCAACTTGTAGATCATAGTCAGGGTCTCCAGTAAATCCACCAACACTAGAATCTGGGTTAACCCATACTTTCGACTCTCTGTAGATATCCAGTTCATTATCAGATTCTGTCCATCTGGAAGTAACGAACTCAGCATTGTTCTGGAAGACCAGACCATTGATGTTGATATCGCCTTGGATGTTCAGTTGATATTCTCTTTGTACTTGCGGTGATACTGTGGTATCAGTTCCACCAAATAGCAGAGTATTAATAGCAACTCTGTTTCCAGTACCTTGAATGGCAAGTGCTGGTGTTGCTTTCCAAACTAGAGCACCACTAGCACCATTATTTGGAGTAATTTCAAAAGTATCTGCTTGTAGAAGTTGATTACCAACTCTAAAGTTACTAATATAATTACCACCACCTGAGCTGCCACCTGTAGCGCCAGCAAATATAACAGGAGCACCAGCATTAGAATCTGCTCTTCCGATGTTTAGTGCAGTTTTAATTCTTCCTGAACCATTTACATCTAGTTCAAATGCATCGTTAGCAGTCATATTGACTCCAACGTTACCATTTCCAGTTATAGTTAAAGCACTAGCAAAATTTGCAGTGTCAAACCGCATTGCCGCAGTAGTTGTCAGACCAGTAAATAGTTGTTTGAAATAAACATCTCCAACACTATTGTCGTATTGAATTTCAAAACCTTCACTGCTTGCAAGACCATCTTGACCTAATAATTGAATTCTAGGATCGCGATCTCCATCAGTAGCATACATTCTGAAGATTGCATCCTGATCTGCTGTTTCCACGACCAGAAGTTTTACAGCAGAATCAGAAGTAGTTGTGCCAATATTTACGTTGACATTTGTAGAATCTACGAATAATGTATTTGTTCCTACTTGTACATCAGTGCCTACTGTAATATTACTCAGGAAATCTGCTCTTCCAGAAGATTCAAGTGCTTGATTAGAGGCTGAAACACCACCAATAGTCAGCGCCCCCGACATGGTATCTCCCGCCTTGAGTACGTTCAAGGATGCTGCACCAGTTACAGAAGCTGTAATTGTTCCAGCAGCAAAGTCACCTGATGCATCACGAATAACAGCAGTGGAAACAACATTAGTAGAATTAAATGTAACGTTTCCTTCGTTCCAAATTTTATTTCCTAATAATGTAAGAGCATCTGGACTACTAACTTTAATTTCAAGTGCGCCACTACCATCAGTAGCATTTCCGCCCGTAGCAATAAATGCTGAATTATAATTGGTAGATGCTAATTGAGAAGAATTAAAGTAGATTGAAGGGGATGAATTGAAACCATCTGTTCTACCTAATTTTAGAAGAGCATTTCCGCCAACACTACTAAGTCCACCAACTTCAAATGTTCCGTCAGGAAGACCATCTACATTATCATCAAGATCAGAAATACTGAAGTCTTGGAATAAGTAATTAACAGAAGCAGTACCAATTGATATCGCACCAGTACTAAAAGAACCAGCTGTTAAAGTTCCAGTAATAAGTGTATAGTTATTAAAGGCATCATTGATATCTTGATAAGGTTGGACCTTAGTAATAGAAAGCGAACCTTGTGCAAGACTTTGTGCGTCATACAAGTTTACTGTTAGTCCTGCTAAGAATGGACTACTTGTTAAAAGTTCATCTCTAACAAGAATTTTATATCTTGGGAATCCACTCCAATCAAGAACACGAATAGAAGTTTGGAAATCCTTTGCAGTTTGATGATCTGGTAGTCTTTCATCACTGAAAACACCACTATTCATGTGAATAGCATTTTGATAAAAATCTCCTTGACGACTATCCAATCTGTCTGCGTCTAGACCAGATCCCGTACCATCATTTTCCGATGACCAGATTTTTGCCCAGGTTCCAAAGGTTGCTAGAGAAGAACCAGAACCACGCAACCACATGTTGTCGTTATCTGTGAATGCAAGTTGTCTTACACCACCGAATGTAGTATCAAAACCAGAACCACCATTTCTGATGGATAATGTCAGATGTCTTGTACCACCATCAGATAGAGTGTCTGCTGCATTGTTTCTAGTCTCTGCAATAACACCAACGTTAAATGCATCTGGAGTCGGATTTGAAGTTGGGTTAGATGTAGAAGAATTTAGTCGGATAGTATTACCAGACTGACCAGAAATACTAATGTTATATGTGCCGGAAAGTCTATCTGTTGGAACAGTTCCGGTAAATAGGTTGCTTGCACTTGTATAGAAAGAACCTTGTGCTCCATCAAGTAAGTCAGCATCTAATCCACTATCTGCTCCAGTCTTAAGTTTGATAGAACCATTTCCATTAACACCAATGAAGAATTGATCTTTGTAGAATCTACTAACACCAATAGTTCCATATTCGTCTGCAGAAATTGTTAGATTAGAAACTCTCGCGATGTCAATAGCAGTGTTTGCATATTGTCTATTAACTGTACTAACTTTAGCAAGTAATACTAATGATGTTCCGCTACCAATTGCAGCAGGAGCTCCGGTAACTGTAAAGTCAGAAGTATAACCAGAACCAGAATTTGTAAGAGTTAAATCAGTTACAGAACCAGCAGATACAATGATGTTGACTCTTAAATTTACTCCGCTTCCGCCATCTAGTTCTACATCAAAGAATTGACCATCAGTAAATCCTGAACCACCATTTGCAATAACAACGTTATCAATAAATTCTCCCTGTGTAAGTGTAGATTCAAAGGTGAGCGGTGATGCTCCTCTTTCAAATTCAATAACTGTATTGACAGGAATTGTTGCTGTTAATGGGTTATCAATACTAACTGTAGTTGTACCAGATGCAGTAAGAATTCCAGTAATATTTGTATTTGCTGGAATTCCGCTAATGTTTGCTACAACTTCATGTCCAAGAAGAACATTAGAGTTAGTTGCAAAAAGAAGTTGAGAACTACCACTACTTGCTTGTGAAGTTAACTTAGCAAAATATCTAGTCTCTGCACCTTTAATAGATTGAAGAACTGGTGCATATGCTTGATCTCCTCTAAGGAATGTAAACGAGTTTGCAGCATCTGAAGCAAATGCTAATCTTGCTGTAGAAATGACACCTGATGTAATGTCATTAGCAGCAATTTGATTAGAGGATAGAGATACCCAGTTATTAGTATCATTAGCAGAAGTGTTAACAACTCTTATAATGTTAATTTCTTCTGCTGGAACGTCACTACTATCAATAGTGTCAGTATCTTCGATCTTAATGTTGTTAACAATATCTCCGTATAGTCTACTTTCAATTAAAGAATTACCTTGTGCTTGTGTTCCAGAACCAGCAGGAGCAGCAAAAGTAACTACAGGAGCAGTAGTATATCCTTTACCACCAATATAATTATTAAATAGTTCGATTTCTACAAGAACAACAACTCCATTTGCAATTGTACAAGTAGCACTTGCACTAACTGCACCTGCTTGTGGGTTACCTCCAGAAATAGTAACAACAGGAGGAGTTACATATCCAGAACCACCATCAGTAATATTGATTTGATAAACTACACCTTCTCTATACTCAGTTGCCTGAATTTTTCCGTTAGAAAGATCGCCCGTAAATACATCACCAATGGTAAATTGTATTGTTGGATCTACATTGAATGAGATAAACAAACTATCATTATCATTGTTTAGAATAAATGATGTTGATGTATCCTGCTGAATAGCAATATCACCAGCAAGTGCTCCTTCAATAGCAACTCTTTCTGCTTGGTTTGCAACTGTAAATACTTGGAAAGGACGTAGAGGTGGAATCTGATCTTCCGAGATTTTACCAGAATCGGTAAGTTCTACCAGTGCTCTAGGAACTGGGTTTGTGGAATATGGTTTGTTGAGATATGGACCAAGGTTGTTAGTAATATAATCCTTAACTGCCTTCTGTGTAGGTAGTTTGGAATCGGTAGTATTAGCGCCACCTAATGTATTAGATGCATCGAAACCGGTAACAACAACGTCACCACCTTTTAGTTTAAGGAACTCAACTTCCGAGATTGTAACTGTACCTGTAAAAGTAATGTTACCAGTTCTGTTTTCAATTCTAGCGAAAGTACCAACCTTGAAGTCACCCAGTTCGTCAGTACCAGAAACATATGTTCTGCCATAGTTTTCAGAAACTTGCTCATATGCTTCAACTTTAGTTCCGCCGTTCTCTGGTAGTGCATTATAGTTAGTACCAGAACCAGCAAATTCCCATGTATGCGAAGAAGAGTTGACAATAGATGGTCTGTGGAAGTTAATAGTTTCGCCTACTAAATCACCAACAGCAACGACACTACCAGTACTACTATTTTTAAATTCTGCCCCGCCACCAGAACCAGACTCCATCGTCAATTGCGCGGAGAATGGAGGTCCAACTGTTACTCCATCAACTTCATCAATAAAGTATTCAATGTCAGGATTTACATTTTCAAATCCATCAATTTTAGCAATATAATGCTCAAGTGGTTCTCTACCAAGTCCACCTACGGTGAAGATTGTTCTTCCTGTTGGAGTAGAAGATACATTAGTAATTTGACCAATATCAAAACTATATGGATCTTTACGGAATCCAGTTCCTCTTAGAGCAAACTGACCAAAGTTTGTAGCGGAGTTAGTAATGGAACAATAACCACCAGATTCTGCAAGAACGCCATCGGCACAGAAAATAACGAATACAGAAACTAACTGAACATATCCATCATTTTTAATAATGTAACCTGTACCACCGAATGAGACGATCGTGAATGCCGCCGCAACCATCGACTTACCCTGATTGGGGAAGGATGCTGTTCCGTCCAACTCAAGACCAGGGAAGGGGCAGTTAGGTTGCTTAACCTTGTCTCCATCAACCTCAGCACCGCCACCACCTAAGAAGGAGATAACAGATGCGTTCTGAGTGTATGGAGATGCCTCGATAATTGGGTTATCAGCAAAATCTGATCTTGGTGTAATTTTTAAACCAGTGGAATCATAGATTACACTATCAGGATAACTAATAATTGTAGAAGTATCATATAAAGTTCCTGTGGTTTTTGCTGTAGCACCAGGTGAAATAACTCCAGATAAAATATCATCAAGGAGAGTGAATGCTGTTGTAATAGAAGCTTCTACGTTTGCACATAATGGAGCTCCTGCAGGATCAGCAAGAATTGTTAAATCTGTAAATTGTGGAATGTCAGAATTCGCAAGTGTGATTGGATTGCTTGCTGCATCTTTCCAGTTTCTCATTGCAGCAATGCAAAGATCCCTTGCTTGCTCAAATGCATATCTGGTTGGTGCCAGTTCTGATGCCGGAATTCCAGTTAATGCTGCTCCAGTAAAGTAACGTTCTGCCGCATCAACAATGCCATAGTTTCCGCCTAAAGTGAGATCTCTAATTATAGCGCCAATAATTAAGTTAATATCTCTACGACATTTGCGCTCATCAATATTGCTTAATCCAAGACTAGGATATTGAATGATTGCTCTCTTGTATGCTTCATCTGCAATAAGATCTCTATTTCTAGCAATGAGATAAACACCATCTAGATAAGTTCCTGATGTATTATTAGCAAGAACATCAACAAAAAGATATGATAACGTGTCGATAGCAGATCTTACATTAGCACAAGCTTCTGTAGGATCTAGATCATCGATAACTGTTGGATCAAAATATCTAGTAAGAGAAGAGTATACTGGAGTATAGATAGGATCTGATAATAAACCAGTTCCAGTACGCCACTTTCTCATGGCGAAAATCATTAATTCTCTAGCATACTCTAAAGCACGTACAGTTTGGATACTTTCATTATTTACAAAATCAATTTCTGTATTAGTTGCATCAATATATTTTTGAGCAGCATCGATGACATTATAATTGCTACCAAATTCTAAATCCCTTAGAATTGCATTAATAAAGTGTCGAACGTCTCTACGGCACTTGTCGTCACTTACAGGGATGCTAAAACTAGGATAGGTCTTTTGGGTAACCACACCATCAATTGTGCATTCTAGAAGCAAATCAGCAATTTTTACTGTTGCATCTTCAGACAAAGCACCAACCGGAGTTGTAAGTGTTACAACTGCTTCTCCAGTAATAACATTGTCCCAAACAAAGTTAGAAACTGTATAGGTCTGTCCCGCGTATACAACTGATCCACCGCTTACATAACTATGAATAAATCTTGATGGACCAAGGAAAATTTTAAATTCAGAACCACCAACAGATAGAGAATTACTACTAGACCTTACAAAAGTGTGTACTGATTGTGGAAGATGCTTAACAGCGTTTGATGATGCACCAACAAATGTATGATTAGACTGAGGTTCGTGCTTAATTGCATTAGCGGTTGCTGATACAAAATTATGAGTATATTGCTGACCAACAGGAGAAGCACCAACATTAATTGTGAACGTTCCGTCTTGTCTTTCTAATCCACTAGCTGACGCACTAACAAATGTATGTGCTCCAGTATAAGAAGAAGGACCAATATTAATTTGGAATGTATCAGTAGTTGCATTAGAAATTTCTAACCAGCGACCTGATGGGTAATCATAACCAGCGCGTGGATATGACTTAGTAACAGTATTACCATCAAGATTACAAGTATATGTAAGAGAATTGTCATCAAGTTTAATGTAGTCTCCGTTAATAAATCCATGATTGGTAATGGTAATTGTTACCACACCATTTGATGCTACATATGGAGCATCTTCTACTGTATGTTGAGTAGAACCGACGCTAGTAATAGCAATAGATTTGCCAGCAAACGGATCAACACCATTTCGTGGATAAGTATGCTCCGTTTCGTTATTATCTGAATCGCATGTGAATGTTAATGAATTGTCCTCAAGAACAACATTACGTCCTACACCAAGACCATGCTGACCAACTGTGAATGTCAAGTCACCATTCGCAGCATCATAATTTGCTGCACTAGGAGTGAAGTATTTGTTGGGACCAGAAACACCAGCATTTATTGTAATGGTAGTGTCTGTGGTTGCTGTAATAGGCATAGACCTACCAGCAAATGGATCAATACCAGGACGTGGATACGATTTCTGAGAATCGTTATTATCCATCGTGCAGGTGAATGTCAACGAATTATCATCGATAACAATACCTTCACCAACAGATAAACTATGTGATCCAATAGTTAGAACAAGATCACCTGTTGCTGGATTATAGGCAGCATCTACTGGAGTGAATTGCTCGTCAGGACCGGAAGCACCAACATTTAATGTAAATGTATTAGTTGTTGTTGCGGTAATAGGTAAAGACTTGCCACTTGCATATTGATCCGTATCAGGTAATGCATGTTCAGTCTTATTTCCATCCATTGTGCATGTAAACACAATAGATTGATCTGTAATTGATACACCATCACCTAGTGCTAATCCATGATTAGCGACAGTAAATACTGAGTTTCCTGTAGCAGGATCATAGGTTACATCTGTTGGTGTAAATTGCTGACTTGGAGTACCTCCAATATCATATACAGAGTAATAATCTTTTTTAAATTCGTCGTTAATTTTACCAACTACTTCATCAGCAATAAAGTCGGCGTTATTTCTGATTTGCAAACATGCATCTTGATATCTTCTGGCAATAGGATTTGCCATTGGAAATCTGTTTGGAGAGTTAAGCAGCGAGATAGTAATAGATTTACTAGCAGAAGCAACTGTTGCAAACGATCCGGGATCAAAATTATCAGTAAGTGTTAGTGTAGTTTTCTTTGGAATAACAAATCGTCTACAGCGACCATCAGCATCTTCTAATACTTTATAAATTCTTTGCTTTCCATTAAGGAAGGATAAATCTGGTGTTGATGTAGGAAGACCAGAAATTGTAATTTCTTGACCTTCTTTAAAGTCATGAACATTTTGACGACCTACAAGAGCATTAGTATAGAATACAATACCACCAAGATCTTCTGTAACTCCTGGATCTTGATATCCACCACTAAATGATCCTTGCTGAGAGAAATCAATTCTTACAATAGGAAGTGCATTGTCTAGATCAGTATCTTCAAATACTACTTCACCCTCAGCTCTAATTGATTTAATATCAGTAGATACAAATTCATAGGCATCTCTAAGGAATGTAACTTCTGTAGTTCCATTAACCGCAGTTCCAGTGGTGTGGATTGGAGAAGAAGCACCAGAAGTACCAGCAACTGCTACTGTATAAACATTACTTTCTACCCATAATATTTGACCTACAGTATATGCGGTATTAGGTTCCCATTTAATTGTTCCTGATCCGCCATATAAGAACGTTTCACCAGGAGTAAATGCACCACTATCAATAGAAAATTCTACATTACCATTAATATATGCACTAGGACCTGTTAAAGTAGTAAAAGATACACTATTAAGTGTAGCTTCTGCACCAGTGTTAACACCTTTTACCGGCAAGTTTGCAACTAGAGCTGATAGACCAGTGTTTGTTTGGAATGTTGCACGGAATTTTTCTGGTCCAAAAATTTGAGTACCAATTGGGAAACTGGTTCCGAAATCTCCATTAACTGAAGCATCATAATTAATCCTTTGCTTGTCATCAAAGACCATTGCAAAGTCCCACGTTGCAATAGAATCACCACTGGAATCAATTTGGTCTCTATACGTAACACCGATTACATAGTTCTTGTCACCAAATTTAAAAATGTGTTTTCTTGGATTTGCTGGACGAATGATAACCAGACGTAAGTTATCACCAACAACTGATGCATCGGGTGGTAGAGAGATTGGGTTATCTTCTACGTAGTCTCCACCAGAAACAATAAGTGTTTCTTTGACACCAGGAGTTGACCATGCAAGTTGTGCTGCCTTTTTGATTGTTCTTACAGGAGCAACAGCAGAACGACCATCATTAAGGTCACTACCAATCTGCTGAGAAACGTAGATACGACCACCAACGTCATTGGTTGCTAGGTTGAGGACGTATTCTGTAGTAGCAATTTTATCAGATCTATCACCAAGAAGTGGAGTGATAGAACGAGGAAACTCTCCAGAATCTCCTGTTTCTTGATAACCAAATGATAGAGAATCCGAAACACGGAAACCAATATGTTTAAAGTTTACGTCACCATTTAATTCAGTTCCATCTTTAAATAATGGTGGCGAAGATCCTGTTGTACCAGCATTCAATGCTTGATAAACGTTTGGTCCTCTATACCTATAAGCATCTTTTTGGACAATAGTATTTGATGCCCAGGGAATACCACTATTGTTTTGATAAGTTTTTAAACTTGGTGCTCTAAATTTGGCATCAGGAGTAACAAAGTTGTCAATATCTAGGTTTAGAATTCTTGCCGTATCTGAAATGATAGACGTAGAAGTTCTAATAGCGCCATTAATATCAAGTTCAAAGTCAACAGTATCTAGAAATGCGGTAGCAGATGCACCAGCACCATTTCCTCCGGCAATTGTAACTGCAGGAGCAGAAGTGTATCCAGCGCCAGGATTATCAATTAAAATAGATGTAACGAAACCTTCGTCAATAACAGCAGAACCAATTGCTTGTGTGCCGCCAATTGGAGGTGGTGCAATAGTAACTGTTGGTTGTAGAGTGTATCCTGATCCGGGAACATCTACACTAATTCGGTCAAGTCTATTTCCAGTTCTATTAATACCAACACGAGGTAAATTAGTACCTGGATCCAGAAGAGTTCGTAGAATCTCTTTCTCTGTAGATCCAGTACCAGCTCTAATAGAAAATTCTTGTTCTCCGATAAGAGTCGGCGCTAAGGCTCTAATAGTTTCTCTATCGGAATTAAACTGAAAACTCATCTTTACTCAGCCTTGCCGTAGGTTTTATTCTCTTATCTATTTAGCATCATGTATGGTCGATAGTGACTACTCTTGTATATGCAATCCACTTAATAGTAATAGTTGTTCCTGCCCTTGTGGTAGTATAACTAAATCTATTTGCAGATCCTCCTGTAAATGGACTAATGGTCCATGTTTGTGTAATAGGTATGGTGTCTTTAATAATAGTTGTCATTGTGCCCATCTCTGCCAAAACACCAGCAGAATTCACTGAAACTGCAGTTTCTAATTTTTGTGCTAGTACACTTGCTCCAGTATCATTTACACCAACAATAGTTGATTCAATAAAATTAATAGTATTTGATGGCAAAATAAGTTGACCACCAGTATCATCAACAGATAAAATATTTGTATTTAATCCTCTAAGAATGTAATGCGAAATTGCACTATCGCCATAAAAACTATTTTTAAGTTCTAACGAATTGACATTTTTTACGTCAAAAGTGTCACTAACAACGGTTGTGTTTTGTACTGAAAACCCACCTAAAGAATCTAAATTTTTTAAATTGACTGCCATTTTTACCTCTTGGTTACGTGTGTGACTACGGTTACATCAACTGCATTATTATTATTTAAATTTGTATCTAAAGTATATGTCACACGAACATCTCCACTAGAATCAAAATCAAATAGTACAGAAATTATTTCTACACCAGTTTTCATATTATTGTATTCTGTATATAGAATATCAGTACCATTATCAATAACAGCAAATTCTAAAAATTCTTTTTCAGAACTTGTTTTATTATGTGCTGTTATTGTAACCTTTGCTGAAGCTTCGTTTGTTGGATTATATAGTGTCGTAAAACCTTGATCGAGTACATTTTTTACTAATTGGGATTGATTAGTATGTAATCTATACTTAGACAACTCAAGAGTAGTTAAATCTTCATTTAGAAGTTTTAATTCTGAATAAACTCCAGTTCCAAATCCAAGGTTGAAGAAAATATCTCCAGTATCTTTTAATCTTAATAAAGTATCTGTAGTAAGACCTGAAGATAATCCAAAATCAAAATTTTCTTTTGTACTTAAGAAGAAAGTTCTGTCTGTTGATGTATTATCTATAGATGTTCCCAGGTTTTCAAACGTAACTAAGTTTGCATTAATATTAAGTGTATCAAGAGAAGCACCATCTACCTGCAAAGAAGTAATAGTGTCAATCTCACGAAACTCAAGTTGAGTTTCTGTAACTCTTAGTGTATTAACATTATTATTATAGAAGTAAAGAATATTTTCATTCGCCCCAGGTGCTGTCTCTGGAAGAATATAAGTATTACCATCTACATCTTTAACTCCACCAAGAGATCCCCACTGCGCTCCGTTATATCCTTCAAATGTTTGATCTTGAGTGTTATATCTAATAGAACCTTGAGCAGCATTACCTCTAGAATTTCCATCGCCAACTGGAATCACTAAAGAAGTTGCTGCATTAACAAATACTTTCTGACCAGAATTTGGTTTGATTTCTAAATCATTAACTAAAGTGGAAATAATATTGTCTTTGAATGATAGTTCTCCATTTATTTGGAGTCCAATTGGATTGGATGCACCAATTCTTAAAACTTCTACTTCATCAATATCTAAAGGTGCTACAGCTAACGAATCAAATCTAAGAACAGCACTACCATTATTAAAATTACTTCCGGTGGTATCTGTTGGTTCATTACCAGAAGTTCCGGTAACACCAGCAGTCATTACTTCAAATAAATTTAAACCATACTTCAGGAATTCTCCTAAATTAACAGGAGTATTAGTATTCCAATCTCTATTAGATGGAGCTCCAACTCGGGTAGATTTAATATTTTTAGTTGCTGCGAAATCTAAGAAATTTCTATCTAACTTTAGAGTAGTTACAGCATCATTAACAAAGTATAGAGTGTTATCATTAGCTCCAACAAATTCTTCTGCTAAAATATAAGTATTTCCATCAAGATCTCGAACTCCTCCTAGAGATGACCAGGAAGCAGCACTGGCGCTATAACCTTCATACTGATTTGTATCAGTATTAAATCTTACCATTCCACTTTCAACATTACCAACTGTAGGTCTGGCATTAGTATCACCAACAGGTAAAGTTAATGCTGTTGTAGTATTAACTTTTGCCACCCTTCCTAATCCAGGTGTTAAAAGAATGTCATCAAGAGAAGTAGTATTAATACTATTATTAATAATAGTCAACTTATCATTAATATTAAGTTGATTAGTAGTTTTAATCTCACCAGTTGTAGTAATAGAATTTAATGATGAATCAAGTACAATTCCAGATAATGTTAATTGCCCTGCAGTAACTACAATGTTAGCAGTAGCGGATGAAATATTTAAATTTGCCCCTGCAGTAGCATTTATATTTGATGCAACAACACTAGTTAAATTTGCAACCGGCGATGATATAGTATTAGTAAATACTGAATCTCCAATAGTAGAAGTGTCTGCTACAAGACTTACCGATGTAAATTTGCCATCAGCAATATCTGATTTTATAATATCAATAATATCAACACTTGAAACTAAAATTTCTAATCCAGAACCAAATACTTTTGGATTATTAGCATCTATCGTAAATTGTCCACCAACGTTCCCATGATTTGGGCAATAGTAATATAATGGATTTGGAGTAGAAGCAGTTATCGTAATTGTTGGACCAGAACCACCAACAACTACGTTTTCTGTATACTCAGCACCGGTAAATTCTAGATCAGCAGCACCATCTCCAGTAGGATTTCCACTAATAGTTACATTATTTCCATTTATATCAGTAACAAAATCTCCAATACCAATTGTACCGACTCCGCCAGTTACACTTGCTATCATCCCCACTTCAATACCAGTAGCATCACTTACTGCTATAACATTTGATGATGTACTAAGAGTTGCAGTTATTCCAGTGACTACATTTCTAGATCCGTCACTATGTTGAGATAAGGAAATAGGATGAACGCCAAAACTTCCATCTATTTGATTAAAGTAATATGTATTTCCTTCAAATAAAGTTAAAGTTGGGGTAGTCTGGAATCCAGATCCATCACCAGTATTAATTCTATATCTAAATGCATTTCCAGGTGTTCCAACTACAGTAAAGACTCCTGATGAATTAATTCCAAATTGACCACCATCTTCAAATGTAGTAGCACCATCCGCAATAAACGAAGTTGCGTTTCCTGGAGTTCCTCCAGTAATTTCAATAACTTCTAAATCATCTCCATATGATGCTGGTGTTCCTGCCTCACTATCTGCTGGAGTATATCCATTAACAACACTACCAACACTTACATTGATTCCACTAGCAACTGTAATTTCTTGACCATCAAAAGTATTTACTTCATACTCAATTGCTTGTGTCAAGTCAAGAGGGTTTACTGTTAGTACATCACCAACAGCATATCCATTTCCGGCATTATTAACTGCTACAGATGTAACAACACCAACGGCATCAATTGTGAATTGGAATCCTGTTCCTGATCCATATGGGGGTGAAATTGAAAACGTTACTCCTGTAGCACCACCAGATGCTACATCAGGAGAAATTTCAATAGTATTTTCTTCTGAGTTTACAGATGAAACAACACCAGTATATCCACCACCTGATATTCCACTATTGGGAATAATATCAGATACATCAGAAAAAGAAAGTGTGTTCAGACTTTCGCTACCAATATCTAGAGTAGCAGTACCATCTACTTCGGGATTGAGACTAATTTGAAGTGTAGTTCCATTTACAACAGATACAACAGTTGTATCGCTAGCAATAGCACCATCTCCTGCAGTCTGTGTAAGGATCATTCCTGGCAGTATACCAGCAGTAGATGAAACTACAATATTTGTACTTCCAGTACTAAGAGTAGTAGTTAATGCAGAAACAATACCAGGGAGATCTCCAGTTTTAGTACTGGCAACAGGAGTTGTTAAAACATCATTAACTGCATGTCCCGTTCCCTTATTCAGAAAATCAAAATTTCCTGAATCAATTAAAGTAGGATCATTACTAATACCAAATTGAATTCCTGATCCACCACTAGTTTGCTCTACTCCTAACTCATCAAAATATGTTAAATCGGAATTACTAATTGTAAAAGTATCAGTTCCACTATGACCTGTTCCTATCTCATCAATTTCAAATTCTGTAATAGATCCACTTTCAACTGTAATATTTACAACTAATCCAGTACCAGATCCACTACTAGTTGTTGGGATAGAACTATAGACTTCATCGTCATACCCACTACCGGCATTATTTAAAACAAAAACAGGTTCTACTGTACCAAATGTAACAATAACTCCTGATCCAGATCCACTAGATACTAAAGGAATATCTGAATATTGTCCAGATCCATATCCAGATCCTACTGAAGTAAATACTCCGCCAAATGCTTCTACATCAAGATTTATAGAACCATTAGAACCAGAACCACCAGTTGTACTTATATCTGTATAACTAGCACTATCATAATTTTGTCCCGGTGCTTGTATATTTAATCCATCGGTAAGTAATGTCCTTTTTCTAATATAAAGATCTTGGAAAGAAAAAATTCCATCAGGTCTATAGTTAACAATATCTTTTCCTGCAGATACAAACCCAATTTCTTGTTGAGCTGCTTTATAAAATCCTAAACTTGGATCACTAGTAAATGCTAAAGAAGGTAGAGGTTTCGTTCCGTCACCTAATTTTAATTCCCCTGTGGCGAGATCGCTACCACCAGCAGTAACATTGAAAATTTGTACTCCAATGTCATTAATTTTATTCCTTTGAATTTCAAAGGTATCTGTTTTAGCGACGTTAATTGCTGGCATTTCTTATTATCTCTCTAAGAAGATGTTTGATATCAGATAGTTCTTCCTTCAATGTATTTATGTCAGTCTTCATTCCCTGAATTGTCTGCGAAGCAGATCTTTTTGGGGGCGATTGAGTATTTACAATTGCCCCAGTTTCAGGGTCTCTGTATAAATTTTCGTGACCTTTGACTTTTATCATGCAGAAGCAACCACTCTAATGTCCTGGATTTTAGGAACATAAGCGGGATCATCAGACTCCATACTTACTTTAACACCAAACGATACAAAATCATCTAGGTTGTCAACACTAAATCTAAACTCCTGATAAGAAGATTGTTCTTCTTTTTGAGCGGAAATAGTATTTTGAGGAGTAGCTAATTCAGAAACATTTGCATAACCAGTTTGATTGAATAGAACCCATTCAATATCTTCAAATTTTTTCTGAATAGAAGTAGTTTTAGTTTTATAAGAAAGTTTAATATTTTCAGAAGTTTTTACATTTGCAGTAATTATGACATCAATTCCCGTTGCTTGTGTTTTAAGAGAAATTTCTTTGGTTGTATATTTTGCAACCGCTGATGTTTCTTTAGCACTATTCTCAGGAATATAATCAATACCATCACTAAAGATCATAGATCTAATTTCGTAGAATTTTTCATATCCTACTTGCAAACCTGACCACGAAACAAGATCTCCAACTCTAAAAATATCTGCCGTTTGATCGGCAACTAGTTGTGCTCTTACAAAAGATCCAGAATTGTTATTACTAACATAATCTTTAAGAATTGGTTCCTTATCATTATCAATAGTTAATACTTGAGATGGAACGTTCCATTGGACAACATTTGCTCCAATAAGATTATCATATGTCGTAGTTGTATTAGAAGGATTAACAGCAGTTACCAGTTCATTGAAATTGAATGATGGGTTAACTATCTGTGGATCAGCAGCAGAAATTACAACATCATATGATGCATCATCTAAAATTGCTCCTGTTTGAGAATCAATTGAGAAGAACAATTGTTCACCACTAACAAAAACGCTAGAGTTTTTAATCTTGACATACAATGTATTAGATCCAGATTCATATGAAACAACTTCTCCTTTAGATCCAGATGCATCAATATTTAAAGATGCGTTTCCTTTTCCTTCAACTGTTTGTCCAGGAGAAACATTAATATTTACACCATTACCATCGACGTTTCCGCTAATAACAAATTTATAAACTGGATAAAACTCAACAATTTGATATCTCTTTCCAAATCTATCTTCTTGACCTTTCGATTTTTCAATTCTATTAGAAGAAACTTTAATAGAAGAAGTTTTGAGATCGATGATAGGAGAAAGATAACTCTTTGTTGTAGATAACTGAAGTCTGTAGGTAAGACTAGTGTTCAAATTATTCAACAATGAGTTAATATCAGAAGTAATAACTTTTTGATTAATAAAGAACTGCTCTTCATTCAAGAAAGTTTTCTCGAAATTTGAGACTGAATATGAACTAAAGTTTTCAGTATTAGAATCAATAGGAACTATGTTAGTAGTTTTAACTGATGTATCAATGTTTGTTGAAGGTGATTGTAGGTATGCAATTTGAGCAACCAGTCTTTCATACTTTCTATTATAAGAAATAAGACCACTATTACCTCCACCTAATACTGTATCAGCTGCTCTACCAATACCAGTAATATTAAAAGTATCGAGACCAGCATTAGTGACCTTGAATAGAGTAGAGTTTAAAGAACCTTGAGTATATCCAGCAGTTGTCTCTAGATTTTTAAAGAATACGTAGGAATTACCTCTATCTTCAAATCCATGATTCTTATGACTAACTTTAATAATATTATTATTATTCTTGAACAATGGTGAGGATGCATTAGCATTAGCAAAAGCATAAGTCTCTAAAGGATTAGAAGACATTTTTTCATATCCAGAAGAGATTGTAGTTAGATCAATAGTTGCTGTTTTAGTTGAATCAAACTCTGCTCTGTAAAGAGTAAACTTAATATCTTCAAATAAGTCTTCTACCCATGATCCGGTATTTTGAGACTTATATACAGAACCTAGTGATGGGTTTGTAGTAACAGTTGTATTAGTTGATACTTCAGTTTCTCCTAGTTTAGATACCCAGATTTCATAATCCTTAGAATCTGTTTCTACTACCAAGGTGTATTCTGTATTATTCTGTAAGAAAACAGGATAATCAAACATAAACTTAGTAGCAGTAGTTGATGGCACTACTCCAACCACATCCTCAGCAATACCCATTCTGACTGCTGGTTCTGTAATTTCAATTTCTGTTTCAATAATAGCACCTGTATTTCCAACACCAGTTCCTCTAATAACAACAGATGGAGGTTCTGTATATCCTCTACCAGAAAGAGTGATAGTAGAATCATAGATCATACCATCAGATACAGCAACACTTCCAGTAGAATTACTTCCACCAGGAAGACCAGGACTTTCGATTGTGATAGTAGCAGTATCATAATTTGATCCGGTATTCACAACTTTAAGAGCAGATACAATTCCTGAATCCTTAGCAATTCTTGCAACAACTTCTGTATTATTAGAATTGTTGAACGAAACAATAGAATTAATTTTTAATGTTTCATCAGCAATAAAAGATAATCCATTGTTATTAGAAAGAACAAAGGTATAGACTTGCTCGTTTGTTAGTGTGATTTCATTATCTTCAGAAACTGGTAGTTCATTATTATTCTTATCAAGAACTCTAAGAATAGGACCAGAAGCATTCGTATTAATACCAGAAATATTTTCTCCTTTTAGGATAGTAACTGATGCTGATACAAATGCTTTAATATAAGTATAAGGTTCTTTGACAATTTCTGTTCCAGGGATAACATTTTTTCCTGGTTTTTCAGAATCTACATCAGTTAGATATACTCTAAGAGGAATAGAATCACTCTTCTTAGCAATATAAAGATCAATGCCAGTTGCAAATACACCTTCTTCAAAATTTTCAACTTTGAATGTTTGTGCTAATGGATTTGGTTTCTGCTCTATCTCTGTATTATTATTAACTAATTGAGTACCTTCGTTAGCCTTGAAGTAAGCAGGTTTGGTTGAAATAATTGAACCGGGGTTATCAGGGAGAAGACCTGTAGCATAGAACTTGGTTTCAGCAAATGTTTCTACATTATTCTTATCTCTGTTTGTAGAACTAGAAGTAAATCTTAAAGTTTTTTCGCCAGTTGTAATTCTAACTTCTTCAGCACTTTGGTCATATGCTAATGTCTCGATATCTCCAGTCCAAATAACAGATTCTCTAGGAGGAGCTCCAGCTGGAATCAATACAATACCACTTGCATTACCATTCTCATCGGTAACAATAGGAGCATTGAAAGAAGATAGAGAGTTGCCGGGAATTCCGGTAAACCTGATATCAGGAACAACCCATCTATTAATTTTTTTACCCTCTAAGTAAACAAATACTTGTGTTTTTGGTTTTAATCTACGGATTGCGAATTTAACAGGAATACTACGAGCAAAGTATTGAAGTGAAGAAACAACAGATTTTCCACGACTTGTTCTGGTAGAAACTCCTTTAGCAACCTCGTTATTAAAGGGACTTATATTTGAAGAACTAGAAACATTTGCATCAACAACTTCAGAAGAAGAGACTTCACTATTTGTTTTGGATAGAGGATTAATATTGAAGAATGATCTCTCAGTTCCTGTCCAAGTTACAACAAAAGAATTATATGTACTTGCAAATGCTACATCTAAATCATCTTTTGCTAAGAAAGGAACAAACAAATTAGTATTGTTGTCGGTAATTAGAGGAGCAATGCTCTTATCATACCAAGAATCTACATTAGGATCGATAGACAAATCACCAACATATTGAAGGACTACGAATGGGTTGGGATTAATAGTTTTTGTTGCAAAGTTATTACCAAGTAATCTAAAATCAGTATATGGTAATGTCAATACTCCATTGTTATTAACATATCCAGCAACTTCTCTTTGATCATTTCTGGTATTAATTTCTTTGACTAAGAAATTATCTTCACTAACTTGAGGTCTTAAAACAGATTGCTGAGTATCAATAGAACATAGATAATCTGCAGACTTGATATCTCCTTTATGAGATTCAAAACTATCTACATAAAAACCGCATTTAAATCTGTCTAAACCAATATCATCAGTGATTTGCATATTGAGAGATTGTTGCTCAAGAATACTCATTGATGTATAGTATTCTAATCTTTCAAGACGCTGATTCAACTTACTGATATCTTTCATAGTATAACGCTTATTCTCAACTGGAATAATACGTACATCCCTACTAGAATCTGTATATGCTGGAATATAAAGATAATATAAAGGAATACTATCGCTAATAATTTCTGGTCTGGATGGATCGAGAGAAGAGTTTCCTTTCTTTACAATGAAGTTTCCGTCAGTGTTAAGGAATACACCATCAATTCTATCAAGATACTGAACTTTATTATACTTAATAGTGAAATCTAGATTACTATCATCTGCAGGAGTACTAGCAGGAATACCAGAAACTCCAGAGAAAGATAGATAATCTGTTTGAGACAATAAAGTCTGATCTTGATATCCAGGAACAATATTAGAATTATCTACTTTAGGTCTAAAGTCAACAACATCTTTCAGTGAAACAAGACCATTTACACTAGAGTTAAAGAATGGAATTTCCTCTGCACCTACACCTGCTTCATGTAAATAAGAGTCGATAGTACAGAAGTCACCTTGAGAATGTTCAAAGTAATCAAAAGAAATAACAAGTTGACCTGTTGGTGCTTCAAGTCCTGATTTGAGAACTAATCTAGCAATATCATAAAGAGTATCTCTTTGACCATTATCGAAAGTATACTTATTAGTTACATCAGTTCCAGAAATTAAATTACCACCAGCATCTACAGATGGTGGTGAAGAAATAGATCCTTCATAAACATAATTCAATTTAAATACATCAGCATATGATGTGATTTGAATTGTTTCTCCATCTAATTCCTGACCTCTAAATGGAACAATAGTTGTACCACCAGATTGAACAATAATCTGCTTATTCTTAATAGATGTTTTAAGTCTTGGTTTTGCCTTTGATACTTCCAAGGTAGAAGTCAACTTCATTTTAGGAAAGTTAGACGAAGGCAATGTGATATCAGGATCTCCTATTTGTGGGTTTGCAACCCTAAGTTCAAGAGCAGTTCTAATAGCATCAATATCACCAAAATGATTTTCTGGGAAATTGAGTGTCACACTACCGGCAGTTAAATCAGAATCAGTTTGGGATATTGTAACATACTCTTTATCAATATAAACAATGTCTCCAACGCTGAGTGGTCCTCCAAACAATACTAATTGTCCTGCAGAATCTAAAGCGTGATTAGCAACGCCAGTCTCTAATACTGTAAGTAGGAAATTATCTTCACTGAAAGGAGCAAATCTTTGTGTACCAAAAGGAAGTTGTGCAGCAAAAGTTAAGTTGCCGCTAGCAGAAGAAGATGTTGTAATAAAATCTCTTCTGAAGAAATACTTAAATTTAGAATCTTCTGAGGAATCAATTAAAGTCTTAATTTGCTTATCGCCAGTAGGAAATACTAGAGTTGCATTAGGATTTTCAATTACTGGTTTCTGTAAAACTACAGAAGCATTACTAACATCACTTGTAAGGGTTCTGTCTAGATAAATTCTAGATCTCTTAACACCATCGGGTCTAGTTGCATATTGTACAATATATTTGGATACTGAACCAGAAGTATCTGAGAATTGAATAACATCACCTTGAACAATATTTTTAGATGCATCACCACCAAAACCATTACATTCAATAAACTTATATCCTAAAGTTCCAGAGAAAGTAAAATCTGTTACAGAAGTAGTTGTTGAATAACCAGTCTGATCTAATTCAACGTCAGCAGAAAATTTATTACTATTTCCAGATCCAAATTCAGAAAATATTGATTTAATATTTTTAGGAGAATATGTGTATACAGAATTTCTAAAAAGAACAGGTACAACTATTGCTTTGTTACTAGGAACAGTACCAGATAATTCTACTACAGGAGGTTGAGAAAACTTCGTTCTTACTGCATTTCTATTATTGACATATACTCTTTCAATCGCATTAGCACCAGATACAACTAGTTGAATTTTATTATTTTCGTATGTTACACCATCTAGAATAATTTTGACGCCCTGGTCATAATCATCTCCTGCTTTGGTAACAATAAAATGTGAGATAGTATTATCTGTTGCAATATTAATAGTTGCACCAGTTTCTGAAATTATTGTCTCGCCATCTTGGAATTCTCCAAATACAACACTAACAAATAATTTATTAATAGATGAATATGAAGCAGAAGTTCCTCCTTCAATTACAGCAACTGCTTTACTAACAGAACCATAGATGTACTTACCAGCAGTAAAATCGTCTCCAGTAATTGATTGTTCAAGAATTAATCTAGTAAAAAATTGAGGAGCAAAATATGCAAGGTCGAATATAGAATTATACTTTTCTAGACCGCCTGCTAATTTACCTTTTGATAATACTTTATCGGTATCTCTATCAAAACCAGAACTAATTTTCTTTAAAGAAATATTTTTTGGTTTGCTAATTCCTACAATAGGAGTAATAGTCTCGTTATAATCACGAATTTGAAAAATTGGTGTGACTAATGATTCAATATCTGCTTGAGACTTATATAATTTTCTAGTAGAATTACCTGCACTATTTGTTAAATCGTAATTTAGTACAAATAAATCTAATTCTCCTCTCGTACCTTTAACTGTAATTTCTAGATAATCCGTTACTCCGGTGCCGTCAATTTCTGGACGCTTAACAATAGAAAATGCTAATGTATCTACATAACCATATTCGTTAACATCTCCACCACCCGTTCTTGTTTTAACGTAATATAATTTTGGAATAAAAGACTGAAAAGTTGCATCAGTGAAATTTCCAATATTATAATTTGTATCTTCAATACTACAATAGATGGTTTTAACACCTTCCGTTACATCAAATCCAAGTCCTCTTCTGTTTATAGTCTGTTTAGAATCAGTTGCTGATTCAGTATTATTAAGTCCTACAGAACCATCATTGAACACAGAGTTCAAATACATGGTTGGGTATGAAGTTAAATCCGCACCTTCTGTATTAACAGGAATTGTTCCATGTACATTAGTGATAAAGAATGAAGTGAGACCACTAGTTTTTAATGTCTCATTTTCTCTTTTAATGGTATCTCTTGCTTTATCAATTTCAAGATACTTAGTTTCTTTATTTTTAACTTCATATCCTTTAATGTATGCTTTTCCACTACCAATACTTCCTAGAAGTTTAGTTGATGCTACATTTGCAGAAATTCCATTAACAAGATTATTTTCATCTGCAGTATAGAACCCAAGATTATTATTGTTTTGATAATATTCTCTTACTTGTAGTGGGAAAGGTTCTACTACATAATCTCCAGACTCATCAAATGTTTTTCTTGCAATAGCAGCTTCTACAAGAGAAAAATCAGTTGCTTTAAGTTGTTTTTGAATTGTGCCACTCTTTACGAGTAACAATTGAATAAAGTTTTTATCCGTAAGTTCGTAGTAATCATACTTAACTAAAGTAAGATCGATCTTAAGGCGATGTGCTCCAGGAGCAGAGAAATTAGAATACCCCTGAGAAGGATCGTACAGAGAAGCATCTTGCTCTGGGGTAACTAAAGATTCTTTGATTGTAAATCCAACTTTAGCAGAAGGAGAATCGTAGTATTTGTTGACAACTAATAGTTGTTCGGAATTTCTTACAAAATATCCATTTACAAAGTAAATACCTTCTTCTACCTTTACAGCAGAAGCATAACCAAGTGCAGGACTATCTACAAATGTTTCAATATTTGTATCTGGATTTACTACACCAATACTAGTTGGTAAAGAAACTCCGTCAGTACCAACAACTAATAAAGGAGAATTAACTCCGCCAATTACTTCAAGTGTTTCACCTTGGCGGAATCTCTCTTCGTCTCCAGATGCACCAGAATCTAGATAGTTAACATAAAGAGTATCTGATTCTGTATCAGACCCAAGTTCAGTCGCTACAACACTAGCAATAACACTAGAGGATACTCCTTGAACTTTTAAACCAATTAATTGACTGATATCATACTTTTGATAAGTAATGTTACCAGCAGTATCAGTTATCGCAACTTCAGAAACCGATGATAATTTAACATAATTGAGTCTATTATTAAACCCAACTTCTCCAGGCACGACAAGATCGCCTTGTTTGAAGACGTTTCTTCCGAAGTTTTCTATTTGAGTCTGCAGCGCAGACTGGAGAGTAGTTAACTCTCTAGCCTGAACTGCAAACCCTGGTCTGAATAAGACCTTATAGAAATTCTTCTTCGGATCAAAGTCTTCAAAGTATGGCTTAGCGTTTAGGTTAGTATTTTGAGGCATTGTATATGCACTAACGTCCTGGTTTTCCTAACGTTATTTAGGAGGTCAGAACTCAATTACTAACTTAATGTCCTCAATTTGGTCAGGAGCACGAGTAATCAGTCTTCTATTCTCTACATAAATGATATCGCCAGAGTTTTGTGCGATTTCAGGATTGCCTTGACCATTGGTAAAGGAAACACCCAAGAGAGTAGAACCTGTAGTTCCTGTATCAACTGTTCCCGATGCTAGAGAACTAGAACCAACGATAGCAGCAGAGTCATCGAATGCTCTTACAACGCCCGTATCTGTATGTAAATCAGGAGACTGAATATACTTAAGAACGCCAGCAGTTGTTGATCCAGAGTCTAGTACCCAGGAAACGACTGTACCTTTCGCTGTACCACCGCTAGCAAGGGTCTGAGTGATCTCTTCGTCAGAAGTATAGTCTGCAGTAGCACCAGTAACTTTAACGGCATAAAGACCATTGAGAGTGTCTAAGGTAGCGAAATCAGTTGTACCGAAACTGAAGGGATCTTTAATGATTCCGATACGACGGAAGTCGTTATCAACAGGGAAATCTCCAGAACCTTCAGCATAAGTCAAACGAATATTCGTCATGACACGCTTAGCATTAAGTTCTGCTTCCATGGTTCCACCATGACCGCCTTCTGGACCAATAACAATTTCAACAGCACCTGTACCGGTTACGCCAGTACGAGCACTAGTTAAAGCAGAATCGGAGTACAATCCAGTTTTGATTCCACCAGTAGTAGATCCGTCCGTGAGTGCAACTGATCCGTAAGTATAACCTGCACCAGTTTGAACTACCTTAGTAGAAGTGATTGCTCCACCAGAAACAATAATTTCGACTACTGCTTCAGTACCACCAGCAAGTTGACCATCACCATTAACAGGTGCAAAGTGAGTACCATTAGGTAGACCAGATCCAACTTCTTCAACTAAAGCAATTTCAAGTGCTCCATCAATAGCAGCTGCTACTGTAGCAGATCTTGTAGATTCTGTTGCAAGGTTGATAGGAAGGAAGTTAGTAGAAAGGAAACGTAGAACATCATCCGTTGGAATGGTGTACATATACTTCCATACATAACCAGCAGTATTCGATACAGTGGTGTCAGCATCTTCGGTAAAAATTCCACCTGAATAATTACCTTGACCAGCAGAAGGTGTAGTCTTGGGTTCATACTGAGGGTTAGGTGCAGTTCTTCCGGGGAACTCGCCATTATAAAGACACTTGAATACTTCGTAATTAGAGTTGATTACGTAGTACTTAGCAGCACCTAGTGTAGATGAAGCAGTAAGTGATAGTTTACCTACCTGACCTGTTGTAGTTGCTGTGTAATCAGGCTTGTACATATCGAAACGAGGTTCTGCTGCCAGAGTGTTCCAATCGTAACGAGTGATAACAGCACGAGCAAAACTATCGGTAATACGCTTAGCAGCGATAATTTCGTCATAAACATCAAACTTTTCAGCTTGATTGTCTAGTGGTGTAGGTGGGGTTTCTTCTGTAGCGTAGCGATAAACTCCCGAACGTGCCTCAGCACCAGTGTCGGACGAACCATTCCAGCCTTCAAGTAATGCATTGGGAAGTGGAGTTGAAGTTGTGGAAGGAGTGATACTACTCAAGATGAGTGAGTTATCATATACCGCAACAATTGTTGCTCTGAAAGGAGAGTTTGCCCAAGTAAATGTTCCGTTAGTATCTTGCGAAACATATACAGATTGTCCAGCAGTAAATGCTGTAGCATTCTGGGAGTAGATCTCCAAATAAGAATTCCATGCTTGTGGACGACCCACAAAGAAGTACATTCTAGTTCTTTCCGTTCCAGTATCACTACTGCCTTCGGACAAGGACTCTAGAAATTGTGTTGCATTAAAAATTCTAAATTTGTCTGAAATAATTGCAGCCATTTTAGTTTTTCTCTAGAACGTTGTTGTCTTGATTTATTTATACGATATAGGTTGATCAATCAGTAGAATATTGAATGAACTCCGTGGAGAGCGGAATATTTACATTTCCACTCTTGACATAACCAATAAATCCTGTAGCAGTCTTTGATGTGTATTCAAAAAGAGTACGCGCAGCACCAGCAATAAAAAGATGTCCAGAACTAGAAAATCGTGAAATATCAGTATCTGCCTCTAGTATAAGTGGATTTGCTTCATCAATAGTCATCACTTGTAAACTGTTGATAGTTAAACCAAAAGCGGATGATTTGGCAGCACCAACAAAATTAAAGTGTCTTCCTCCAACAGTAAAGGAAGAATTTGGTCTTAATGCAAAATCTTTAATTTGTAATTGAGGATATTGCATTGACAATTCTTCAATAACATTGTCTCCATCAAAAACAGATTTTTCAAATGCTCCTAAAGTATGGAAAGCATTTCCTGATGAGAATGAATCAAAACCATCAGGTTTTCTTTTCTTAAAATTTTCCACAAGAATAGTAGTACTATCTCTTTTTAAAACACTATTATACGGACTTGATAATTGTAATTCTGCCATTAGAAATTAATTTCTGGTTACAATGGTTGTATCTAAGACGACTAATTCTTCAAAGAAGTCAAGAACGCCTGTTTGTCTATTTAACGTAACATCAGCTGGTTTTGGTAGAACAGGATTAATAGAACCAATGGATGTTAATCCACGAACTCTATTAGTAATAGCACTCTCATTTGCAAGTAAAGTTTGTACTTGTACAGGTGATGCATTCGCCCCACCAAGAGGACTAGGAAGTTCTGGTTGGATTAATAGACTTTGTTGTACAGAACTACTGATTGATTGTGTAAGTTCATCAGATAATTTTTCTGTAACAATTGTAGATGTAATAAGTTTTTCAATGACAATAGCACCCACTTCAAAGGCAACTACATCACTCATTAATACAGAAGATTCTGTTATACTAATTACATAATCTTGAATTGCCGTAGAGACTACTGTAACTCCTGGATCAATTTCTTTCTGTAAAGTGACTTTATGTGAAGTGGTTACATCAACATCGACAACATCAGTAATAACCTGAATTTGTGATGTTGCAACACTTACTACTTCTGGTTCTTGAGCAACACTGACTATCGTGGTAACAATAGTTCTAGGTCCACTTTGAATTACCCTTACAGAATCAGGTATAGTTCTAATATACTGACCAGCTGGATGTGGTGTTGCTGTAGTACCTGCTACTCCTCTAGTTACATCAAAGAATCTATCTTCTAGTTTTCTTTCATATGTAACAATTTCTTTTCCAATTTGAAGTTTTCCGACATCAGCAAATAGTGATGTATTTGTAACATATACTGTAGTTGCTGAATCTGATAATGGAGCATCCAAGAAAGCACCAGTAGCAGAAGAAGACTGCTCACGAACATAAGCAATCGGAGTATTGATTACTTTTTGTATATAAAGATCAAGTCCCTCGACTAAAGAAGCATTGCCATTAGGACCAGTAGGACTGATATTAGTAATACTTGCAATTGGGTTGTCAAGAGAGACTGTAATTAGCGTTTCATTAATAATCAATTCGCCAGCAACTTGATCAACTGCCTCAAATGCTTCTCTCTTAACAATTATAGCAGATTCTACTATTTCTAGGTTATCTCCAGAATTTTCTGAATTAGGTTGGACATGAACAACAATTTCATCTCCAGATACCGTCTCAACTGAACCAACAACACCGAATGAAAGAATAGAAAGCAGACCTGATGTTACTCCATCACCAATAAGAGTAATTTCAGATTGACCATTAATATTGGCACCACCAGAAATCTGAGTTCCAATATTAATTTCATATGTGCTGCTGATTACTCTATCTCTTTTACGAAGAACATTGTAACCTCTTGTTACAACTGCCTTGGGTGGTTGAGTATATCCACTTCCACCTTCAATTAAAATAACGTCAAGAACTTGACCAGCAATAGTCAATACTTCTGCTCTAGCACCACCACCATTACCATCTACAGGAATAAATTTAACCTGTGGAGGAACGAAATATTGATATGCAGTTGGTTGTAGAAGAATACCAGTATCGAAGAATAATTTAAGATCTCTTCTATTCCACTCTAGATCACTAAATCCAACACTAGTAACTACACCATTGGTAATTTGTGATGTAACACTAAGTCCCTCACCTCTTACAATACCATTGTAGTTACTTACTTCAATATTGCTAAAGTGATCATATTTAGCAGTTTCTCCTCTATTGAAATTTCTTCCTTTTACTTCACTAGGAACAGATATAATATCTCGATATGTATTTTCACCATCAACCATAATCTGATCTCCGGGTGAAATATCAACTAGTCCATCATAAATTTCGTAATAAGCTTGTTCGCCAAGTTCAGAACCATTCAACCAAGCAGGTAAGTCTTTACTTAATACCCTCTCTCCATCTTCATTTGTTTTGTATGACCATTGAATAGAAAATACTTCATTAGTAACGTTAAAACTAACAGAATTGCTAAAGTCACTTTCGTCAGAAATATAAATTGATTTTAATTTAAGTTCGCCATCATCTTCACTGAGTCCTGCAGTAAATGTATTAGTAGTGAATAATAAGTTAGCAGCATTCAATACTTCAATGGATAAATCAGTTGCAACTACTCCTGGTTTAGCAAGACCATTAGAAGTCCCATCTGCTAAAGTGTTAAACCTAACAGAATTTAGTTTTCCAACTATAATACGATTACCATCATTATCAAAAGTAAATACATTTTTTTCCTTACTAGGATCAAGTGAAGTAAAGTTCTCTTGCCATTGTAGATATTCAGCATTTCCTGCTGCAGTATCTAAAGTTCTGGTAAGATTAATATTAATTTTATTTCTAAAGATGATTCTATCATAATCATAAGCAGAAAGAGTTTTTGGAACTTGTCTACCGAATAGAGAAATCATCTCTACCTTACTTGCAAGTGATTCTCCTGTACTTGGGTTGAATTTCTTTAAAGTGCCAGTAAATGAAATGTTAGGACCATTTAAAATGTAACTATTGGGATTTTGTAACACCCCATCAACAAATACTAATACAAATTCACTATCATTAATATTTTTAACAATATCAGTTTCTTCATCAAATAGAAGGTATGGACCAGTACCACGATAAGGAATTAAACGTTCGTCAATTTTTAGACGATCGTAACTACCAACACCATATGCATAGAAGTACTCTTTTTGATCTAATTGTTCTGGAGTATAATCAATTACGTCATAGAAATTTCTAGGTGGTTCAGAAAATACTATAATATCTGCATTAGAAGCAATCTCACTTCTTCTAATAGTATATGCAGTATTAACTGCTTGTAAAACTCCATTAATAAAGACTAATAAATTTTCTTTTGGTTCTGTCTTAACAATAGTTCCATCTTCCCATTGTAACGCAAACTCTGTAGTAATTCCATCAAAATTATCAGAAATATCTTTTAATTTTTTTAGATACTTACTATTATAAGAATCCTGTTTGAATTTGAAAGACTTACATAAGAATGTGGTAGGATCAGTTACGTATGTGTCATCAAAGTTTTCTCCTGTAATAGGATACTGAGCGCCAAGAGGAGGTGATGAGAAAACAATTTTGGAATCAGAAACTTGGAATGCTTTTCCTGGTTCTTGAGCAACACCATTTAATGTAATGAATAGTTCTTGATCATTATATGGAGTATATGCAAGATTATTTGCTTTATCGAGAATTTGGAAAGACCTTCTACCAAGAACATTGCCATCACCGATAACACCAAAAACAGGGTCATAGGCAGGAGCATCTACTCTCAGAATTTCAATTGTATAATGTGTAGTAGCATTTTCATATAGTTTTACTTGATCACCAACTTTAAAGTTAGATGTAAGTTCTTCTGCATCTGTACCAATATTATCACCAATTAACATCAAACAAAATTTTCTGGTGGCAACATTACCTTCTACACCAACAATTCCAGATTCTCCAGCACCAATATTATAAAACCAACCTAATCTAAATGCATGAGATGCACCAACTTCAATTTGACCAGATCCAGAAATGATATCGAAATCAGTAGACTGATTTATCAGACTAAATGCAATATCAGAATCTTGCCATTGAGATATTGGGATATTTTGGTTATTTCTAACCATTTTGACTTCATAAAGTTTAGCAGACTGGTTAGTGCCCAAAACATATGAAGATGCAGCACTAACACTATCTTTAAAGAAAGTTGTGTTACCAACAGCAGTTTGAATAGAATCTAGTGGACCAATGTAATCTTCTTCTGTCGCATAACGACCATCAAAGTCTTGCTGAAGAATTAGTTGTTTTGATAAAATACCTTCAGTGTCATACTCATTAATAGAAACAGAACCTACACCACGTTTAAGATGTGTATCAACTGCTCTAACTGATGTTTGAGTAACAACTCTTCTTGTTCTTGTAGACTCAGTTGTAATTACTTTAGGCGAAAGTTCAATAAAAGAAATTCTAGGAGAGAATGGTTGCTCCGTAGGCATCGTAGACTCTTGATTAGTCTCGATAACAACTTCACCAAATAATTTGAAACCAGCAGGGTGGGTAGTCTGGTTAATCAAATCTCTCCAAACATTAATTGAAGTTTTTGATTTAATTACATAAGAATAATCTTGATAGTAGAACGAGTCTGTAATTCTTTGATAACGATCACCAACCTTACCTCTTCCAGAAGTAAATCTGCCAATGTTATCTGAATAAGACTCGATATTTGGAACAAATGTAGACGTTAAAAGACTTACAACTTCTACAGATCTAGAAGCATCAATGCCTGATACTAATGGAATGCTAGTATCAACTACACCAGAAACTTTTTCTAATCTTAAAATGTTAGATCCAATTCTATAACCTTTATCTGCAACATACCCAGAAAATATAAGAGTATTTCCATCTCTTTGCTCTACTACTTCACCTTTAAAGAATTTACTAGATCCTTTAATAATAAGTGCATAGTTAGAAGTATATTCAGAAAGTAATGTATTATCTCTATGGAAAGAATTACCACTTTTAACGATAGAAATATCCTGTGGAATACCAATAGTTGTAGAATCAAAGTATGCAACTATACTAGATTCATATACAGAAATGATTGGTTCAAATGTATATCCTGTACCAGGATTAATAACATCAATTCTTTTGATAACACCATTATCACTAACAACTTTAAATTCTGCTCCAGATCCATCTCCAGTAGTTACAATTGCTTGTGGATTGACATATCCAGTACCACCATCAACAACGTTGACTGATAAAATAGACCTTGTTAGTGTATCCCATTGTATTTCTAATGTTGGTTCATTATTTTCAGTTACAATACATCCTTTGACAATAGGAACTCTCTTGTAATTAGAACCTTTATTATCAATACTAGCTATATTGATTTTACCCTCTGCAAAAGGAGAGCTAGTAGTATATGAAAGAGTTCCTAACCCATTGTAATCAGGATCTTCTGTATACTGATAAACAAATTTGTTTGAGGTAGCAAAAAGAACTTCTTTAGATCCTGTTAACGGATCATCAATAACTTTTAGAGCAGCACTCTCAGTATTAACATCACTATTTGCTTTAATGAAGTAGTAATAAGTATCAAAGTTAACAGGGAATCTCTGTTGAGCAAATCCTGTGATTGATGGTCCAAATCCTAAAGTAATAGCAACAAAAGAACCATTATTGCCAGGTTGAATTCCACTTACTTCTTTTTCTTCTGTAAAGATACTTCCAGTCTTACTTGCAGAGAAATCTAAGAAAATACCAAGCATAGAGAAGTGACTGGTATCAAAAACATACCTGTAATATTTTTGAATTCTAATATCAGTATTAACACCATAAGTAGCAAAATTTGCATCCTTAGAAAATTCTAACCTATTCTCTCCTGGAGTGGCAGTTGAGATAGAAATTGACTTTCTTGGAGAACTATCATCTTGGAATATAGTGCTTAGTGTAACTTCTCTTGGAGATGTAGAACCATAATTATGTGCAAGAACTACTCTTTGAGTAGTTGAATTATAATTGATGATATATGGATCATTTGGTCCTGTTCCGAGTGGTCTTGAATTAGCATTAAATCTATATTGACCATTATATAATGTTACTAAAGCATCATTGAAATGATCTACTACATTTGTATTTTCAAAACCTCTTTCAACAATTACCGAATTAGTACCCGAGTCTATTGTAACAATTTTTACAATTTCACTATCAATTAATAAGAGATCTCCTTCAGATAGTTTATTTACTTGAACTAAACTTATTCTAGTATTAAGTTGAGCAAAACCAATATGATCAACATTAATTGCTAGTCTTTGTGTAGAAATAGAATTTGATAATCTGGATAGATCAGCATCAGAAACTGTTAAAATATCACCTTTGATATAATTTGTTCCTTTAGTTGTGATTGTAAAGTCTGAAACACTACCATATCCAGTTCCATTAAAATCACTAACATTAATAGTTGCTCTGGCATTGTCGGCATCACCAATAGCACCAATTCCATTTCTTACCCTACTTTGATCCGAGAAAATTAACTCTACATCTAGATATTCTCCAGAAGTATAGTCTAATCCACCATTTAGTAGATCACCTCTACCAATACCTGTATCTTTTAAGATACTATTATATGATGGCGCCTTAAGAGTGATTTCTTGATAGAAACGCTTTCTAACATAATATTCTGTAGATGTTTGTGCTACATCAGGAATAATATCAATATCAACATATGTTCCAACACCAACATTATGGGGTTCATTGGTTTCTAATAGAGCAACATCAGTTTTTACTAAAAACGGAACAAGACCTTTACTTAATTCTGAGTATACTACTACTTCTGCACCGACAGTATCTCCAATTGTTGTGCTTTGTAGGAAGTAAGGAACACGTACACTTTCAGGTACAACAAATTCTCCTGTCAACACTTCGACTTTAATAGAATTTTGATTTGCTGTAGTTTCTAGAATTCTACCGGTTGCTAAAACAGAGTCTTCTCCATCTGTAAGTAGTAAAGTGGAATTTTTTGAATAGAATGCATTTCTATCAGTAATAATATTGATAATATTACTTGAAGAGTTTAATGTTGCTCCTTCTGTATATGTTCCTGTTACTCGCTCAATTACAAACTCATTTCTGTTAAATACATCACCAATAACACGACCAGTGAAATTTGAACCTGTTTGAGTAATTACATCATTCTCAAAAAGGAAAGTCGGTGAAATTAATTTAACCAGAGCAACAGAGTATTGATTAGTTGGATCTAAAGACTTAGAATCAATGGATGTAATAGTTTTTCCTTCAACAGAAGCAATAACAGCAGATGCACCAGATCCTTCAGTATCAAGATCTTCAATAATAAATCTATTACCAACTTTAAACGTTGCTGGAGAATCTTCGATATTTAAATTATTGACACTACCCGAAATAGTTTTATTAACTTTAAGAATAGATTCAGAACCATTGCTCTCTATTGATGATGTTCTTAATCTTTTTGCTTTAGCAGGAAGATCATCTTGAGTAAGATCAGCATTATAATTAGAATCTACTGGTAATGAATAGAAATTTTGACCTAAGATATAGGGATAAGCAGGAATACCATTAGCATCTATAGTAATGAAATATGCATACGTTCCTCTTGGATATTCAGGAGTTGCACAATATCTTCCATTGTTTTCATCTAAATTTAGTTTACCAGTTTCAGTTCCTGGAATCCACTCATAATCTTCGATAAAAGATCCTAAAGGATAATCTGCTAAAATTGGACCACCAACTCTAGATGATTTTAATTGATATGAAGAATTCAGTCTACTAATAGCACTAGTAGAATCTAATGGGTTTCTATAACCATATGGACCATAAATTGGATTGCCATCATAAGCAAAACCTAAAATAGGTGAGTGATTAGTTCCATCGTCATTTAATTGTGATCTAAGTTCTACTGGGTTGGCAATAATTCCATAACCATATCCTCTAGTTGGATTATAGTTTTGAAAAACATAACCATTAGATGCATCAAGCTCAGTATTAAGAACATCATACCTATTTCTAGTCCAAGTAACAATATCACAAGTTACTTCACCTCTAGAACCAACAGGAATGATCTGAACGATAACATTTCCTTTGCTATAGAATTTACCTTGATCTACAGATTCAAATTCTACAATTTTTCCATCTTTAATAATAGCATTATACTCAGCAAATCTTCCCTTACCTAATCTATCAGTAATTACAACTAAAGGTGGTGTTGAATAGTATTCACCTTCATTATCAACTTTAATACTTGTAATTTTACCGAAAGTAACTTTTGCAGTACCAGTTGCTCCTCTACCAGAGGTGATGGTAACCTCAGGAACACTAGTGTATGATGTATCAGACAAAGACTCAATAGAGTCTATAGTCTCTCCAGACATTAATGCTCGTGCAAATCCAGGTTTGTTGTTAATTAATACGTATGGAGCTCCTTTATAGGCACCGCCTTTATTAACAACGTTGAAAGTGTCGATGGGACCAAATTTGACTTGCCTAAAATCTTTTTGACTAAAAGCAACACTACCATCTACAAAAATACCAACATCACGTTGAGAAGTGGCATATGTCTCGGTAATTGTTAAAGGGTTCTTTCTAATCAACCTCATTAACTTCTGATCACTTAAAGTTTGATCAGTAGTAGCAGTTAAAATACTCCTGCCAGGATATCCAGAAGAACAGATGTAATAATAGTTTCCATCTTCATAAACTGCCGAAACATCAGCGTTTAAATCATTTATTTGTCCTGTTATTGTAGAATTAAGAGAAGATGCCTTTGATGTGCTTAAAATCCATCTAGTTTGATTTGTTGCAATATCATTAATAATTGGATCTCTAGTTATAAAACCAGGATCAGAAATTTGAATGGTATCCCCTTCTTCTGAATATGGTGCTTCAATTGCTGTATCTAAGTTATATAAAACACCTAATACTAATATCTCTGCATTCTTAGATGTAACTGTGGAAACACTATAAACCTCGGTTCCTGATGCATATGAAGAATTACCTTCTCTACGACTAATTACAAATTGATCAACATTCTTTTGATTGTACTCAAATACTTCACTACCAATTAAAAATCTTCCTCTAGTGTTAAATCCTTCTGTAGAGAAGACATTAACTCTATCACCAATCGTTGTTCCTAGATTAAGATTTTCAGTGAGTGTAGTTTTGGCGGCAATATCAAATTCATTGTTTAATGTAGAGGTATCAATGACTACTTCATAGAGCCCATCACCAATTGCAAAAATATTGTCTATAATACCAGAAGCAAACCCAATAGAAGAGTCTAAAGGATCTAATGCTTGAGTAAGTTGTTCTCCAATCAAATTTTCTGGATTTCCAGAAAGAATTTTAACTTTTAATGAATATGAAGTGACCCAATCAGAAAAAGATGCCTTAAGAGTATTATCTTTTGGTTTTAATACTTCTGGTTTGTCATTAGAAACTAAAGTATTAAAAATAAACTTGATTGAACGATCAGTACCTTTTGCCTGATAGAAATCAGTAATATTCTTAATAAGGGTACGCTTATCAACGGATCCCTTTAAATACTTCTCAGGAAAAGATGCAAGATAGTCAGATTCAAAGTTTTTTACAAATGCATATAAAAATAAGTTACTAATATTCTGAACATTATCTCCGCTTAAATGCTCGGCAGATAATGTAGTAACAAAATTGCTAGAAGTGTATAAATCGCCTAAACTTTGGTTTCCACTAACTCCTCTGGAAACTTCTAAAAACGATGTGTCAGTCCTTTCCTTATAAAATAAGATTTCATCTCCAATAGAAATATATCCATTAGATTCTGGAAATGATGTTGCATCTGCTACTAAGATTGTAGAATCCGAAGCAGAAATATTAGAAGATAATGTTGTAGATTCTTTTAATAGATTCTTTTCATAAAAATCTATATCGCGATACTTCCCGATGTTTTGGATAACATCAAGGGGTTGCCCCGTTAACTCTAACTGCTCGTAGTATTTCTCAACGACTTTTGAAAAATTTTCGTAGTCGGTAGAAATAAACTCAGGTAGTTGAGTTTCGATAAGAGTAGATATTCTTCTAGTCTCTACCATTTAAGGTTACTCTGCGTTTATCGTGAACAAACTTTTGGGAACATCTACATCAAGAAATACTTCTCTAACTGCGTTAATATCATTATTCAATGGAATAGATCTAACTTCAATTCGATTATCAAAGAAACTACCTTGAATAATCGTTAAATCGTATAATTTTATTTCACCTTTAGTATAATCAACTGTTCCAACGGAATCGTTAAGAACAATTTTTTCACCAGTTATAGAGTCCTCTCTATATAGGACCATTTTACCAAAACGATCTTCCAAATAGACTGTGTATAAAGGATATTCACTTACTTTGAATCCAGTGGATTGTACAATGACATCCTCATCACATGTATTGTTAAACGTATTCTGATAACACAATTCATAATAAAAACTACTATTGATTTGTGGATAGAAGTCTTTTCTTATTTTGATTGTAGTGTTGTTACTAGTAATACTACGATCAGCATCATCGATAACGCCAACAAATTTTGAATATCTAAACTTACCATTAAATTTTTCTGTATCTGAATCAGCAATGTACTTTTCTAAACCAGAAATAACTTTAGACTTAATTTCATCATTAGTCTGATTTGTAACTGATTTACTATAATTTACTTTTGAAGTTAACTCAACATAAAGAACTGATGGATCAACAATCACCGGAGTGATGGATGCTACCATATATGGTTTTAGATTAGTGATAATCTCTTGCTTTGTTCTGGAACTAATTCTAGAACCATTTGTTGGTTTAATTGCAATCTTTACTCTTCCATACTCTGGAGGACTATCTTCTTCTCCACCAAAAGTAATAATGTCTGCAACTGCTGGATATAGTTCTCTTACGATTGCTCCATAGTCAGAAGCTGTAACAGCACGATTCTGAGTGCCAAATAATTTTGGAGCATTGAATTTGATCTTTTTCAATGACTCAATCTCAGCGCCTCCATTTGCCACCTCAACGAGATCTAACGAAGATGTGTAGTCTATACTAAAATTATAGTTAGAAGATCCTTGAGGGTCCTCTAGGACGCCATTAAAGGTGAATGTTCTTGCACCATTCGATTCAGGACCAGTAGTAGACAAATATGTGATCTCAACTTGATTGCCTGCTTCTAATGCTGCACCTAAAACACCATCACCAAAATAGACTTGATACTGCTCGTCTTCAATTTCTTCGATGTAGTATACATCACTTGATCCTGTAATGTCTAAAATGCTGTCTGCTCTTGCAAATACTTTTCCCGTAGTTGCTTGCTGAGAAGCAAATACGCGCACTCTCACAGTAGTAATATCCGCAGATGGATTCTTAATTACGTACTTAGTAGAAGAAGTTGCGTTAACAATATACGTGTCCGTAACAAAATTACCCTCATAAATCGGAGTTTCGGTAAAAGTTGCGGTTCCACTTACAACTTGCGCTTTTATATCCTCAACAGCAACATAATTATACGTAGTTGTATCATATGTTGCGGTAAATCCTGTACCACGCTTGAGAATAATCTCATTAGGTGCAGTATTTGGAAATATTGCTCTAAAGTTTAATACTGCTTTAGGAGCAGTGGTTGATTTTGGTCTATAACCTAATTGCTTTGCTAATGCTACAACATTATCTCTTAATGTAGCACTTTCTAAAAATGTCTCATTTACCACCATATTGGTGTTAAATGCTGTGTAATACGTATTATATGCTAATACATCTAAGAGGTTACTCCAGGTAGATCCCTCAAAATCAAAGTCAGTAAATTCTGCCTGCGATCTCAAGTATTCCTTGAGAGCAGTCTTGATGTCTGCAAAATCTAAATTTGATATCTGAACGTATGGCATTTATCGAGTTCTCTCTAAGAAGAATTCTATTACTACAGGAAAATCTTCTCTACCAATGATTTCAAAATTTATTAAGACATCAAACCCATTATCTTCATAATTTGAACTTACGTCCAAATTTAGAATCTTGATTCTTGGTTCATATCTATTAAGGGTGTCTGCAATGTTTCTTGCAATTTGTCCAGCACTTGCTGCATCAACAGGTTCAAATAGTAAGTTACGAAGATCTGATCCCAAATCTGGTTGAAATGGTCTCTCACCCTTATTTGTAAGCAATAAGTTAATAACTGCTTGCTTAACTGCAGCATCATCCTTCTTGACGATTAAATCACCTGTTACAGGATGCGGTTTGAACGTAATGCTCAAATCCTTAAAAGTTTGAAAGGAATCTGTCACACTGAAGTAGAGTTTACCTCTTAGTATTTATAGTCAATCTTTGGAATTGATCTTTCCCTCTTTTTCTTTGTTATCTTTGGGTTTTGAGCGGTTTAACCAGCGGTCACTCGCTGGTTGTGAAATCAGAGTCATTCCCGATTTTTTAAACTCATCACTAATATCTGTCGGACTATTACCCATGAACTATACTCCTATACATTTCTTTTGACCAGTACTCATAATACTCTGTTTTACCTAAAGTATTACGTGCTCGTAATAATTCATCACGCTTTTGACATAATATCAAATTTGCTTTGCCAAAATTACTTTGCACACCATTTATATAACTTGGATCATTCATATGATCCTCAAGGAAAATATATTCCTTATACTTCCTATTTAACTCATTCCTTGCATCTATTAATGCATCAAAACTAATATCATCATTGACAACAAAAATAGCGACATCTACCCCTTCCTTCGGGGTGATATCGCTTAACGTTGTATGACTGATACTAACCTTTGCTTGTTTTGCAAATGGACATATACACATTGCTCCTAGTTCATCCCTAGGTGTTATAACATGCTCGATCCATTCGTAAATCTCTTTACTTACCTTGTCCACGATATCTCTTCTTTGCTACATTTCTGCTGGTTGCAGATAGTTTTGTATTCTTACTCTTCCCTTGTCGCGTAATCTTTGGATTACCCTGAATATAACTGCCGTTCTTGGACATTGCCATGTTGTTCTCCGTATACCTTCCTATTATATCATGATTGTGGTTGAGATGCAATCAATACACTGCTTGGTCCATATGGTCCCACCAATGGTCTTGCCGTACCTAAAATAAATGCTTCGTCCCCACTTACTACCGGTAATAACTTATTGAAAAATACTGACTTGTTCTTTAATGGTTTTAATATCCTCGTGCCACCTGTAGGATCTACACATGGTACGCTAGGTACAATCGGAACCCCAGGTACAGGTGCTACCGGCGTCCCTGCTGCATAGTACTTCACAATCTGCTTATTCATAAACAACCCTGCAGTAATCGGTGTACCGCCAATTGGTGCTGCAGCAAATAAACATGTCGCATTTGTTGATGCTGTGTCAATTGTTGCTGGTGTTACTAGTAATGGCATTGATTTGTTGCTTTATTTGCTGCATCTCAATATACACATCATTTAAGAAATTTACTAACGTCTCATGATTATCCGACCCCGGTCGGCAATACATTAACGTCCCAGGTTCCTCACATTCCTTCAACCTCTTCTCCAAGGAATTCAACCTCACTTCTATGTCTTTCTCCATTTTTATAACTTTCCTTATGTTGTATGCCGTATGCTCCAAATGCACTGCTTATCTCCATTTCAGGTGCTCCAGTAGCACTCTTATAATAGTCTAATGCAGCATCTTGGATGACATCGGCAAATTCATTGAAATCATCAAACTTTTGCTCCTTGATAGTGCCATCCTTTGTCTTGAACTTTATCTTGTGGTTCTCAGTCATCTTTTTATTGGGCGGATTTTTTCGTATACATTTAATCCCAGAATTCGTATTACCTCCCCTAGGCATATCATAATATAACTAATTTCCTCGAAAGGTGTCGGTCGCATTTTTTACCCGGCAGATTTTTTTATTTTAGGGACCCAGAAGTATTTATCTCGCTTGGGTAACACTTTGTAGGTTAGACTACGGCTAGGAGTCCCATAACAAAAAAGGGGCATATTACTGCCCCTGTGTTTAATTTAGTGCTGTGAGTGATCTTCGCAATTGTCGCTTAATCTGTGCGATGGCATAGTTATCACTCGGTGTCTTTGAGCATGTTTGAATGATACCTAGGTCAGGGTGTTTGTATTTCAAATGCTTCGATTCGTCGATGCAGATGAGTCCTTCAGCAAACATGATTGAATCAACTAGTTTGCGATACTTCCTGATGTTCATGTAAAGAAATGGTGTAGGGTAGGGAGGGGGCGACCCCTTAGAGTTCTGCCAGCATCGCATCCATCTCGTCTGTGTCTACGTCATCGGATAACCAGGAGATGCCGTCGCCTGTGATGTACTCGCCGTACTCATCAATCCAACGCTTTGCCCACTTGCGGTAGCCGAGGTTCTGGTTTGCTTTGGCGTGGCGGTAGATGGTCTCATCGTTGCCGATCCAAAGAGCGACGTTCCATGTTGCGTGGTTTGCCCATCCGTTCATGCTGTGTCCTGTGTTGTGTTCTCTTGTATTGTAGTCGGTAGGGGGACGCTGCCTAGGCGAGCAGTGCCAGCTCCTGCTCTGTCACACTGGAGATGTTCTCGTCTTCATAGACACGAACCCATGGGATGGGTTGCCCTGTGGTGAGACGCCAGATCATTTGATCGCCCTCGCGTTCCTGCTGACGGATGGCAGCGATGCGGTAAGCGCCTGCGATCGTTGGGGTGTAGTCTGCCCCGTGCTCGTCAAAGGTGCCGAAGGAGGTGGGTTGAACTGCGAACATGATTGGTTTGTTTCTTTGAATAGTCTACAGGATGGCGGGGTCTTTAGGTGACCCCAAACCTTAAGAGATTAAGCAGGAATCGAACCGCCCATCATGACGCTGTGCTGTGAGATCTCCTGAACCTCCATGAGCACGTAATCGAACTCACGCTCTAGTTCTGCTTTGTATGCCTCAGCAGTGGACTGGCAATCAAAGAGGCGAAGGGATCTGATTGCCTCTCCCTCGTAATCAATGCCACCGATGACGACGATACATTTTGGGTTGTTCATGGTTTCGTTTCTCATGTGATTAGTCTACAGGGTCAGGGGTCAGTGTCTGTCGCTGATGTTCCAGTTTGTAGACTGGACCTGTTCGATGCGACCTGCTCGGACTGCCATGCGATACTCATGCTCTGCCTGCTGTTGCTTAAGGATCGAATCCATGACGCGACTCATCAAAGGGGATGGATCACCCGTGGTGATGAATTGTCCGTCGTGATGGCGTTGTGTTTTGTTCATGTCCTTATTATAGGGGCTGTGGCAGGCAGTGGCGAAACGCTGTGACACTTTGGCAATTGGGAGGCGGCCGACCAGTTTGTGTTACTTAGTCGCTGCGATTTCCTCCTCTACGACCTCATCTACACACTCTTGAATCACCTGATAGATGTAATCAATGTTGCCTACATCATCAAAGATACGTGCAAGCAGTGCTGGATCTTCTACATTGTTATCATAATCAGTGTTGCCATCTTCGTCCTTAAGATGACAATCATTCTTGGTATAAATCCATGCTGCACACTCTGCATCTTCTCCCTGTTCTTTGATCATAGATGATACTCTGTCTTGAAGTTGCTTGAGAGTGTAGTTCATGAAGAATTAGATAAAGAATCTCCTAATTAGGAGAAAATTAGGAGTTGATTAGAAGTTAAGCAAACTCGCTGAATGTGAAACCATTCACGAAATCATGGGTGACTTTGTTATCACGAATGAACCACTGAAAATCCTTCTGAAAGACACCATCAGTGAAAGCATTACAGAATTCATTGATGATAGCGTTGAGACGTGATTTGGTGGTATTGGACTGCCAACCCCCATCAAATACCTTAACGAAATCATCACCAACCTCAGCAATCTTGTTGCCATGAAGAAATACATGAGACACACTATTAATAGTTGTAACCATAGTGTTTGCCTTAGTCCAATTGGCGTTGCCTTTGATAGCAGCGTTCATTTGGGTTTCGATCTTACGCATGTTTGGTGTCGTTGTTTGACTTAAGAGAACAATAGAATGAATGGGGTCGGAAGTCAACCCCTAGTGGACACTAAGCAGACTGTCCGTCACACTCCAGCATGATCGCCATGGCGTGGTCTACTAGATCATCGTCTGCCTCAAAGGGAGCGATTTGAGAGTCCACAAAATCCATGATCATTTCAAAGTCTGCCTCAGGGTTGCTGTTGCAGAACTCCCTGATGCTAGGGGTGAGATCGTCAAGTGTTTTGTTCATGTGTCTACAATACAGGGTTTTGAGTGCTGTGCCTATTTTGTGTGGCACTAGGTCAACTGTCACATGCCATTGAAATAGTCATGCAACTCAGCATAGTATTGTTCTTCGGTGTCAAATTGACGACCATGGATCACACAAGGGAACGTATGCTTTTGAAACATAGCACCAGCGACTTCGATGTCTTGGCGATCGTAACCCATCTCAAGGAGGGTGTTCGTGTAGGGGTTGTTGCTTGGTGTTTCGTTCATGTGTCTACAATACAGGATCAGGGGACGAAATCAAGCGATGGTGTGCTGTTCACCAATTGTCCTGTGGAATAAAAGTTTTCCACAGGCAGCTGACCTAGGTGTTAATTAGTGACAACACTAGTTTGATACACTTAGTCCAAAACTTTATGCCACTAGTATACTCTACCCCAGTGGGCAGGTAAGGTTCTGTGTACTGCATGAGTTTATTCAACTGATGATCATCATTGCACAAAATCAGCACCAATAGAAAAACCCTGTGCAACTAGTTAAAGTGGCACAGGGTCGCTTGTCAGTCTTCAAAATCTACGATATCTTTAAATTTGCGTTGCTGTTTGTTTCTATTGCTATAACGATTAGCATTAGTTACTTTGTAACCGAAATCTTCATAATCATCCTTTAAATACTCTTTTCCGGGTGATTCTTGATACTTTTTGTTAGTCTTTGCCATTTTCAGTGTGAATTCTAATCAATTGGTAATGAATGTGAAGTATTTATTCATTAATACACTGCATTAAGATCAAATTAGACTCTTTAATGCTTTGATTAATGAATTTACCAATTGATTCTTTCTTATCAATGCATTCTTGTAAAGTATTATCGAAATCAACAATATTACGTTGATATTTGTATATTTTACCAGAAGATACAAATAATACTTCAATATAATCTTCTTTCACTAATATTCTATTAATAGCTGAAGATTCTAAATCTCTATAATCTTTGATAATTTGAGAAGATGACATTTGTAGTTAAATGTTAATATTTAAAATTTAAAGTTTTTAAAAAATTGAACTTTCTTAAAAAATGAACTTTTTGACTTTTTCATATTTTTAAGTTTCTTCAAAAGTTGCAGTTTCCTGCCCCTTGAAGACCTCTAAATTATAGCATGGACCCCGTGACCCTTAGAGGGGGTTTGTGCCAGTTCTCAACGTGTCATAGAGGGCATTGACAATCGTTGCAGTTCGGTCTAAGACAACAACTCCACCGCACCTTACCTATATTAAATAAACCATTTAGTTTTCCACAGGTTTTTCCACAACCCACTGATACATTTTAAGATTTGTTTAAATATTCTTCAGTCATACACTAGGGAGTGCCTTTGCGGTGTATTGTGAGTATCTATGAAGATTATAGCAATTTCTTTTCTTCCATCCCCATTACATCTTGTCCTCTCTTTATCATCTTCATCATTGCTTCTTGTGCTGATTGAAGTTGAAAATAGGTAGCATATTGTATTGATGATTGGGTATCATTATAGAGTGTATGACGATACCCAATAGCATAATATGTTTTAGGAGTATTTCTCATTGAGTAAACGTTTTTGCCAATAGAGTTCTTCCATCTCATTATAGTTTACATAGAAGATCTCATCCTCATTATCAGGCATGATCCATTCAAGGAATTCTTCACCGATAGAGATTGCATCTTGATTACGACCTTTCTTCATAAGGAAGTCAAATCGTCTAAAGCGAGACTTAGTTGCTTTTTCTACGAGAAGATTGATTTGATCTGTCATTTGATTGTGAGTACGTTTTGAAGATGATCGTAGGAGAGAAACTCTAGGTGTTGTTCCTTTAATTTAAGAGCAAGACCAGATGCGAACTCATTGGGAAACTTAGAGAAATAACGCCAGTATTTGTCTGGGTTAATATTGTTAGGTTGTGGATGAAACGTTGTTGGTGTGAGTGGGGTGAGTTGAACTAATTCTTTAACGTGTGGGGAAACTAAATTCACTTGACAAATACTCCTTGTTTGTGTTCAACTGTAAGACGTGCTGCTGTATTAAGATAACAACACATCCATGCATAATACTCAACTTCATCTTCATCATCTTGATCAATGTCAAGTTCATAAGATGATTCCCATGTAATGAGACCAGTGTTGTTATCAACTGGTGCAGCAAAATAGAAATCTAACTCGTCATCGTAAGCGAGAGCAATACCATCGGCAACGAGATAGAACGGAGGTGCTTCGTAACGTTTCATTGGTCTGTGTGGTTTGATGAATTAAGTATACTATGTATTTGGTTGGTTGTCAACCCTTGCGATAGAGATAACCACCCGCCCAGTCTGCATTTTCTAGGACAAACTCACGCTCTGAGATGATGAGCAGGTTAAATCTAACACCTTTGGCAGGTGCTTTGATGGATGCTGGTTTGTATACTTCACCAGTCTTTCTGTCTACGAAAGCATGAACAGAACGTGAACCATTGGCAGACATCATGATCTTATGATACTTACGTCCAGTATCAAGTGTGAATTCATAACCACAATTACCATCTTTCAGGTCTTCAATACATGCTTGATGATACTCTTCTTTATCAGTTAATTTAAAGAACTCATGACGACGAATTGACTCATTAATATAGTTTGAGAGTAATGCATCACACAATTCAAAGCAATACTTGGTGATATTAAGTTGATTCATGTTTTGTGCATCACGTTGAGCACAGAATTGAGAGAACTCTTTGTTCAATGGAGTGGTGGTCATGTCGTTTGTGCTGATGTGAATAGTATACTGCCGATTATGCCTTGCGGATCTCACCACCGACCACTACGTCAGCTGGCACACGAGAGATGGTGTAGCGACTGATCTGCTGAGAGAATGGACGCCATGCTTCCACAGTCTCACCAACAATGCGATCGTGCTGACGATCCATGCCCTTAGCAGTCGTACACTTGCCTTCCTTGCGGAAG